ATCGCTTTACCCAATGAACTCAATGCCATCCTACTGAACCTGCTGGATCGTCGTCGTATTGACAACGCTCGTAGCGGACCATTCAACCTATCCCTCCATATGTCATTGGAGATGTTCAATAAGTTAAACGTATCGGACTTTCTGCCGATTTGCACAAGGAGCTAAATTATGCTCAGATATCGATATACACTAGAAGTGGATCCAGGTGGTTTCTTCCGAGGTCAGATGATTGATTTCCCTGACATCGAAACCGGCTGGGGTAAAATGAATCAGGTCATCACTGAACTGTCGCTGAAGTTGCGGCTTCATTTCAGCGAATTGATTCAAGAAGGTGAGGCTATTCCTATTTTCCCTCTGGAAGATCGTAATGCCCGCACCATCTACCTCCCGGCCGCTACCAGCTGGCGCGTTCAACTGTGGAATCTTTTCGTCAGTCGCAACATGACACTGGCGGACATCGCAAAGTCGCGCGACGCAATCCACTACACACCACCTGGCGTGACTACGTTGGACCACGTTCGTCATGTATTTGACTTGCGTGAATCCACGAAGTATCGCAGCTTGATTCCTTTCTCCAAAATGCTGGGGGTTGAAATCCAAGCGCAGGTGGTACCCATCTGATGTGATTCAAACCTGATTTAAGTACATATCACTAGCTTGAATCAGGTTAATTAAGGAGACTATTTCATGTCTTTTGAAACAGACAGAGAGGCTATTGGCACATACATCATCGGTGTCTGGGTCTTCCTGGTCTTTATCGGCAATATGCGTTTGTTCTTTGGGAGTCACAAGTCTCCAGAGTCTAAGTTGGCGCGTCTGTCGGCACTGATCAGGATGAAAGATTTCATCACCAGTCCCGGATTGATTCTCTTCTCAACGATGATTCATGGATTCTTGGCTAATTTAACATTTACGTTAGGATGGATACCGGCATTCAAATTGCTGATATTCAATTACGGTATGGCTCTGGTCACAGGGTTATACAGTAAGATCGTCCTAGACGAAGAGTCAAGAGGAAAGAAATGAAAAAGATCTACGAGTACGTGGGTAAATTCGTTGTTGCCAATGCTATCCGCAGCTTCTTGGATAATTGGTTGCATAAGAAGGAAATCATCAAGGTTCCCACAGGTATCGATACGTTACTCGGTGCGTGTGTTAATCAAGCCATGGGTAACGTGTACGACACCACAGCCAAGTGTTTGAAGGTTAAGGTGGAAGTGCATTTCCGTCATCGCTTCACTGATGAAGTCATCATCGGACCGATGACCCAAGAGCACGTGATGTTTCCACCATCCTGGATGAAGGATGAGAAACTGTTACGTGAATACGCCATGAACTGCGCCCAGAACGACATCGTCATCAAGATGCGTAATGGTAGCATCTTCAAGACGAAGTACAACGCCATTTCGCGGATGAAGATCGACATCAACATCCAAGAACTGAAACTGGAGTATCTCACCAAAGCTTTGCTTGGTCGTGAACCTCGTCTCGCTGAGTCGCCTGCATAAGGCTTCAATGGGATAGGTGCTTCGGTACCTATCCCAGATTTGATGTATTTTGTTTTGATCAAAAATAACACTACAAGGAATCCTACATTATGGATATCAAGCTTTGCGATACACATGAAGATGCATCTAGCTACGGTCGTCGTATCTGGATCACCCAAGCTGGTGAAGATCACAGCAATCTGATTAACTGGACTAACACGTTTACCCAGGTATACGCTGGACTGGGTTGCTTTCCGACTCTGGTACGTGTGGGTGGTCTGCATGGTCAGATGTGTCTTTACCTGCATGGCTCGGACTTCCAGTGCTACATGCTCAGAGAATGGATCGATCGCATGCGTGGGTCGGAGAATTACATAACAGATTCACGTCTGTACACCAGTGCTGAAAAGAACATCCGTTCTTACAACATCGGTTACGCCATCAAGATCGCCAAGAGTAACATCACTGAACAAGGTCTGCGTTTCCACATCGATACCACCAGCTGGCAAACGATGCCGGGTCAGATGGATCCGGAAACCAAGCAGTTGTTCTGTATGTACGAGATCAACCGCATCGTGGACTACCTGATGAAAGCCGCCCATTCGGACTTTCATCGTCGTCGTTTCTAATCAACAACAGGGAGCTATTTAATGCCAACCTTGGCTGAACAATTGGGTATCACTGAAGATACCCCGAAGTATCCCAACGATGGTGTCACTCGCCGGGTGTACTTGAACTGTCTGGCTTGCGTACTCGAAAAGGGTACCAAGAAGACGTTCATCGAAGAAGAACCCTTCGAAGTCATCATCATGCCAGAACGAGAAGAACTCGATGATGGTTTCGCCATCGAGTCTCATGCTTTGTGGCGCGCTAAGCACATCTACCTGAATCAAGGTCAGATCTACAGCCGCATGCGCGAGAAAGGCGTCGAGCATTTGGACTGGTACGTGGACATGGTGATCCTGTGGCAATTCCCCATTCCGATTAACAAATTGAAGTTACACAACCTAGGATAAGCGATGCAGTTGAAATTCATCAAGATGTTGCAAAACGTCGACTATCAGGCTCTCATCGATCGCGCTATCGAAGAGGTCACGCCATACGCAATCGACATGCCAGACCAAAGTCCACATCTGGTGCGTAACGTGATCATCACCACGCACCTGGAAGACTATGAGTTGGGTGCTGGTCTGGAGGTCTCTTTTGAACTCCAGAATCCCGTACCCCGTTACGCAACTATCGAAGGTCGTAATCAAAAGATCTTCTATCGTCAGTTCGTGGCCTTCATTCCTCAAAAGGAAATCGTTTATCTGGATGAAGTCAAACTCACCAAGAAGGTCAAGCGTTCCATCACTGACATCATCCCGAAGTTTCTCGACAAGATCTATCGCAAGATTCCAGGCTAAGGAGTAACAATGGAAGTCAATGAACACGATGGTGACCCGATCGTTTTCTACGATCCGGAAACCAAGATCAGTAAAGGTAAAGGATCACGTGGCTTTGGACTGTTTGAATTCAGGGACCTGCATAGCGCTGAATGTTCCCTGCAAGAAAGCAGTGCTGCGACCATGAACTGCATCTGGCTGGGTATTTCTGAACCCAAGCCTAAGATCATGACCGGTGACGCAGAACAGCTCGGTATCAAACACACTGTGGTTGGTCCAGGATGGTCAACCGTTGACATTCCTCCGGAAGCATTCATTCAGGGACGTATGCACTTGTCCCAAGCCATGGTCAAACAACTCCTGCCTTACCTCACCCACTTCGCTGAGACTGGCTCTCTTCCAGCTGAAGTTCTGGATAAGGTAGCACCACTGGAGTTGCCCGATGTCACCGTTAAGGAGTAGCCATGAGTATCCGTAAGATCAAGAAACATCACATCGCCACCATCATGCACATTCTTGCTGAGCGTAAGGCAGTGCAAAAGCGTGTGGATATGTACAACAATCTACCCGAGTCGTACTACAAGAAGATCGAGGATGAAGTCATGTCGACACCTGAAAAACCTGCACTGACGGTAACCCAGAAACTGGAAGCCGAACTGACCAGCGGTAACATTACGCTGAACCCTTTCCATCATCAAGGTAGTCGGATTGCACGTGAGATGTTCGCAAGCCAAGTACAGTTCATGAAGAACTTGGCGCCAGTTGATGACATTGCACTCATCACCACGGGACATGGCAATAAAGACAAACTCGTCCATGAGTTGGCTGACCACTACGTCGATCATCTCGACAATACTCAGTTCGCTGACAATCCCGGCTCGATCAGGGCTCAGTTGCTGAAGTCGCGTCATCTCGACAGCACACCTCCTCAGCATCCTCAGGGTATTTATGAGTACAATCACGGCAAGATGGTCGACGGTTCGCTGATCATCGAGAATCGTCCGTCCCACAAGATCGACCCCCTTCTGATTGAACCGCTCAAAAAAGCTGATTAATCAAGTATCATCTTTTCGTAAATTTACTTAATAATTGGAGAGAAGTTATGCATCAAGAAAAATGTTTCGTCGCTAGCATCGGTTACATGCCCAATAACCTGGACGAACACATCAAGACACTCGGACGTGTCCGTGCTGTCAAGTCTCCCTCTGGCAACGTCTACGCCATCATCGTGGCCAAAGACGATGTCCCAGCAAAAGAACAGATCAGCCAGATCGAACGCGTTCTGCTGACGGCGCAGCATACTCGGATGGTCGTGGCAGACGCAGTTGATCTGGTTGTCGACATCCGTGACGGTACTCTGTTCAAGAGCGCCATGTGGACAGGTCGTATGGAGACGCCCTACATGTCGATCTTCGGTATTGATCTGAACCAAGACCGCAAACAGAATTCCGACATCTCTTTGCACAGCTACATTGCTCAACTGCTGAGCCGTCATGCCATGCGTGGCGGCATCCAACGGCTCAGTAATGAGATGGAAGAGATCCTGGGTAAGCATCCGGAGATCTCCAACTTCAAGTGGGCGACCTTCGGCTTCATCAAGGAAGTCAGTATCATCTGGGGCAAAGGTACTTTGCAAGTGGACTTCTGCCGCAATGACAAACACGACAGTAACGGCTACGTGCTGGAACTGACGGTGAACGTCTGGGGTTTCATCGAAAAGGTGGAACTTGCAATTAACGTCGTACCTGCATAATGACCTCCACGGTCTTTGTGCATCAAAACGTCCGTGTCGAGAGTGTAGATAGCATTATTCTCGATACGGGTGAGGCTGTCCGTGCACTCAAGAAGTTCTTAATTAACTTTCCTGATGGCAAGGATATTTTTGAACACACGCTTCTTCAAGTCTTCGAGTATGTTTACGAAATCGCCGATGCTAAAGCGATGATCAAGGAATTTTGTAATGAGTCCTGTGATATCGTATACAGCAGAGGTACCAATGAAGAAGCAAGAAGCGCCTTGTACGCAGCGTTGTATGAATTCGCTACCGCCGTAGTGGATATCGCAATTGCTGCAGACTTGGTAGTTGATGGGGTGTTGTTTTATACCTATCAAAATTTGGTGGGGGATGATATTGTCGTCGGATACAATCCTGATCCGAAGATGACTATCGAACCTGGTTTACTTTCAAGGAGGTTTACATCATGACCCAAATCAAAGCACTGCTGTTCTTCATTGCAGTTTGTTTGATTTACAAACTCGTTGCTGGTCATTCCAACCCAACAGTCAAATGGACTCGCACTGACTGGAACTAAGGAAAGGACATCGATGAAGATGTTAAAGAATAGCTTGAAGCTACTGTTCATTATCACGGTCTTGTTCTGCTGGGTCATGTACCTGGCCATGAATCAAGCCCATGCTAGTGAGTACAAGAAAGCTCCTCCCACGAAGCCTCAACATAAGAAGGCTAAGGCGGAGAAGGTTCGGAAGAAAACAGTACCCAACTTTGTCGAAATGACAGAAGCGGATGCTGCACTACAATTAGTATGTCACAAGGGTCTCTGCAAAGATGTCTGGACTGGCAAGGTAGTGGCGACTGGACCTGATGGCGTGTTCTTGGCATATTCCGATACGCCAGGCAATCGTGCTAAGGCGTCATTACTTGGTTCGCACGTGATGTTTGTGCAGCCAGCTAAATGATGATAAAAAGCAACAGAAATATCCTTATCCTTATGTAGAGATATTTCTCTGGGGGCTGACTTACCGTGATAAGCACAAAACCCCAGATGTGTTAGTGAGTTTGTCGCGCCTGTGCGACGGGTTATTTCCTTTTAACCAGCAGACCTCATTAACGAACGGTACGGGTGGCATTGAGCGTAGTCGCGCTCTGCGCCAAGCTGCTGCTATTGGAGTTTGCCTAGCCATGGGAACTTCAGTAAGTGTGCAACCGTTAGCATCCCACCTAATCTTGTTCCGGATGACGTGGTTTATTAATTATGCTAACGAGTGTGCATTTTGAGTAGCGAATGTAGACTTGAGGGGAAGGCAACTTTTGGAGAGGACTTCGGTCCTCTCCTTTTTATGCCGTTACTTTTATGTGTTGACTATTTGGAGAATTTAATGTCCAAGACTAAAATCAAATTGGATAGTCTGGTGCAAGAACCCCAACGTCCTCGTACTTCGTTGGAGGTACAGCAAATCCTTAATCGCTATCTGAAAAGCGATTGCATGCAGTTCTATCTTTTCCAACTCGAACGGTTCAGTAAAGAACTGGATCAGGCACGTCTGAATGGCGAGCCTAAGTTCTACTTCGAGGAAGAGAAGAATGCAGCTTCTGAGAAGTATCGTCTGTACTTCTCAGTTGCAGCCTATTCCACTGAACCTGAGCCGCTTTTCCGTATCCAACTCTCGGCTGACACATCTGGTCAGCCTTATGCTGGCTGGCGTGCTGAAAACCTGCCGTGGACTGATGCCCCACAGTGCGTCTGGAAACATGGTCTCGACGGTCGTGCAGTAGCGGCCTATCTGACGACCTTGTCGTATTACATGACTCCCCTGAACGCACTCTTGGCCAGGAATACCGGTGAACATCTGTCGAAGTACTATGGTCGTGTGATGGCGGGTCATCCTGACACCATACCCAACCAAGTGCACTTCAGTGTTTACACCAATGACTGTCATGTGCACGTCGAGACTTACCACGATGGTAAAGCTCGTGGCACGATTGACATCTTCGCCAATTAGGAGTAACATGGTTAAGTATCTCATGATAGTTATCGCATTCCTGTTGGTTGGTTGCGATAACCGAATTCCATCTCATGGTCAGTATGGTAGTGCTGCTGATCGTGATCGGTTCCAAGCTGATTACGAAAAAGGTAGTCCCAAAGTCACACCGGGATTCGTAGAGGAATGGACAGCCAAAGCTACCTGGAAACCCAAGGCAGAATACCAAGCTCAACAACCACCTAAGACTCCAGAGTCAGTGTACAAGATCAAAGATTTGTTCACGCACAATGGATGTACGGTAACCAAGTTCTACGACGACGGTCGCTGGCGTTACTTCACCAATTGCAAAGGTGAGACAACGTTTGTTGAAAGATGTGGCAAAAGTTGTACCAATCATGTCACTATCCCGACTAACATCACTGAACCCAAACCAGTGAAAGACCAAGAAGCAGATACCGTCCTTAACGTGGACAAGAAATAGAAGTAACCATATCCCTCTACCTTCGGGTAGAGGGAGTTATGTCCTTACTCTTTTTTTTTTTGATTATTCAAGTCTTAATAAACTAAGTAGAAGATTATTCGTCTATTATATGACTAAACTAAAAGGAGTTTATAATGGTTGCTAGAAATCAAAGAATGGATCTTCCGGAGTCTGGTACGAATGGTGTATATCGAATCATTCTTTCGAGTGGTTATTTCTACATTGGTAGTTCCAGTAATATTCGTAGCCGTATTATCCATCATCTTGCTATGCTACGTGACAATCAGCATTTTAATAAGAAACTACAAGAACAGTTTAATTTACAAAACGAATACTCGATAACGTATTTCGTATCCAATGATCGTAATTCTGCGTATCGTGAAGAGATGAATGAAATCGGTAATAATCTTGATAACTATTTCATGTGTAATGAGATTTCTGATCATCGTCCGTTATGGGATCTCGGTCATAGTGACCAAGCTAATGAAAAACGTAATGCTACTGTTAGATCCGTTGAGTTTGTTGAAGCTAGGTCTAAAGGAACCAAGAATCAATGGGAAAATACGAATCTACGTGAGAAACGTATGGTTCATTTGAGTAAGCCGGAAGTACGTGCTCAGTTAATTAAAAATCTAACATCACTTGAATCCAGAGCTAAGAGTAAAGCGATTCTCAATAGCCCTGAAACTAAAGCTAAAGCTAGTGCATCTAAAAAGAAAATGTGGGAAGATCCCAGTTATAGAGAAAAAGTCTTAACAGCTAGAGCCTCCCCTGAAGCATTGGCTAAACGCGCAGCTAAATCTAAGCCAGTAATCGTAAATGGTGTGGAGTATCAGAGCACTAGAATCGCATGTGAAACTCTGAACTTGAATATCAGTACGTTACAAAGTAAGTTAGCGAAAGGTACTGACCCCAATGTTCAATATAAACCAAGGGAGTGAACATGTTTAGAAAGATAGGACTGTTATTCGCGCCGGTATTTAAGGATATGTTAACGAATAAAGTCCAGCAATATGAACCCATTCGTGTGGTTGGTATTCCTAGCTTTGCATTAGGTGTGATTACGTACTTAAGTGCCACCATTGTAACTGTGTGGAAACAAGGTACGTTAAACTGGGTGGAGTGGTCTACTGGCTTTACAGCGTTGATGACAGCAGTTATTGCATTAGCTGCCGCAATGCGAGTCAAAGAAAACACGGAAGTACAACCGCATGAATTACCAGGCGGTCCTCCAGCACCTACTCCAGATCCACCTCCAAATGAAGTTGTAGTTACAACGTCTACTACGGTTCAACCAAAAGTCGGACCGTGACGGCATAAAGGCCAGAGCCCGAAGGCTCTGGCTCTTATGACCTTTGTTACTCCATACGGGTGATGGACTTCTTGCAGATCAGCATGATGGTCTGAAGCTGACCGAAGTACGCACCTTGTGCTTTGTAGAACGGTGTCATGTACTCATCGATCTCGTGATAGATGATATCGAGATACCTGGCGAGTTTCTCTTTGACGATGTTCTCCATGTCGGTGACTTCAGGCGTACGCACGAACGACAGGTAGGTGTTAATCGCAGTCGATCCTTGCGAATAAAGACTACGAGTACCTGCAGATGTATCGATCGAGTGTGCGAAGTTGTCAGCAGAGTCCGCACATGCATCGAGTAACTGCATGACTTCCTTCGGCTGGAAACCAGGAATCGAATAGGACGATTTCGCCAGTTCGGTTGCCTTCTTAGCCCGGCCGATCCACAGAATCTGACGAGGCTTGCTAAACGTGGTTTGTTCGTACGACGTCAGCACCCAGCAGGCCGCCAGAATGTCCGAAGCCGCATTGAACTTAGCACCCGTGACCATCACTTGCGGGGAGTTCTTGATCAGCTTCTTAGCAGCCAGATTCGGATAAGCTGCCTTACAGAGTGATGCGTATGCAGCGTCAATCTGATTCACGTCCTTGATAATCATCTTGGAGGTGTCGATCAACACGCGCAGGAAGTTCTCGTAGTCCTTGACTGCTTGTTCAGCGACGATCTTGTAAAAGGCATTGCCTTGTTCGATCGTCTGCATGAATTCTTCGAACGTCTTAGGAGTACCCGCCTGCGTCGTCATCAAGACGATATCAGGCGACGTAAGACTGATCATGGGAGCACCGGTCTTCAGCTTAGTCTTCTTGCTGAGGAACTGCTTCAGGTTATCGCCTTCGGTACGGATCTTATTCAGACCCTTTTGGAAGTTCACTTTTTGATCGTAGAACTCAGCGTCATTCTGGAACCATTCTTTCACACGGATGATGGTGTTGTCCAAAATGCCTTCATTTGCCACAGACAAGTCAGACGAATGCGGTGCACCTGATGCACCAATCGTCATGTCGCTGATCATGTCAAGGTTTTCAGCGATTTCTTCCACAGAAAGTTTGTATTTCTTAGTAGTCATGATGGACCATAATGGTTAGGGTTGTTCAATGCTTCATACGAATATGGAAGTTATTCACATTGTCGCTTTGACATGATTGACGGACATAAGTGAATAGGGAAGTTGCCTCCCCTATTCACTCAGTTTACTACTGTATTACTGACGGAAGGAACGCATGTTGCGAGCGGTGAACCAGCAATACTTGGCGCCCTTGATCGCACGAGCCAGTTCGGAAGCAGCCGGGTTCTGATAACCACGAACCAGGTTCTTACCGATCTGTGCAACTTGATCCATACCGGCAATGACTTGCTGATCCTTCAGTCCCTTGGCAACCACACCCAGCTTGGACATAGCGGCATCAATCGACTTCATGATGGCATTCAGTTCATCCTTGCGACGCAGGAACTCTTGAGCGTTGGCCAGGTAAGCCAAGCCAGCATCCGCTACTTGCATAGCTTCGCCATCTTTGATGACGATCTTCTTCGAAGTGGCCAGTTCGGTACCCATCAGATTACCGGAGACCTTGGCTGCACGATGCTTGCCACTGGAAACCATCTTCACTTCGGTAGCGGTCGCCAGCTGTGCCATCTTGGTGAATTCCACACCACCCACGGTGACCGGTTTACGAGCCGAACCGTAATGCACTTCCAGACCCTTGACGTTCAGGAGAGGGAAGTTGTTCGAGATCAGCTGCTTGGGGAACAGAGCCGCCGGGGAAGACAGAGCTTCGACACGCTTGAACAGGGCAGCGAAACCTTCAGCGTTCTGAGGAACAGCCTTGACGATAGAATCAAACTTCTTCAGCAGTTCCATCACCTTGGCAGTATGCTCCACCAGGATAGCCTTGTCGGCAGCCACGTCTTGAACAGCAGCCGCTCCCAGAGCATTCACCTGACCAGCACCAGTCGAGAAGAACTGCCAGGAACCAGCCAGGTCGAATTTGGCATCACCAGTCTTTTCCTTACCGTTACCAGTCTTGGTCTGGATGTCAGCCTTGAGTTTGGCCAGTGCCTTTTCGTACTTGCCGATTTCACCAGCGGTAGAACGGAAACTATCCGCCAGACCATGCCAGATCTTCTCTTCAGCGGTCAGACGCCACTGAGCGTAGGTAGTCAGTGCCGAACCGATGGATTCCAGAGCGATCTGGTGTTTCTGCTGGATGGACAGACGACCATATTGTTCCATGGACGGCTTGATCAGCACGATACCCAGAGCTTCCAGAGCCGGAGTCGCTGCTTCATCGATCAGTTTCAGAGTCTGTTCGGAACCGGTACCGCTGTCGACGATCTCTTGAACAGTAGCTTGCACCACTTCCAGAGTTTCAGCAGCAGCTTCGGCTTTCTGTTCTTGGTCGAAGTCGTAGTCGGCTTCCTTGATGGCCATCTCCAGTTCCATCTCCACATCCGGTTCAACGGACATGGCTTGGTTGATGACGATCTCATCATCAGGAGCACCGGTCGGAGCCTTGATCTCGGTGGACTTGCCAGGTTCACCGCTGGGTTCAGCAGGAGTACCTTCACCTTGAGCACCCACGCCACCGTTGGTGGTGGTTTCGTCGGATTCAGTCGAGGGGGTCACTTGACGGGGTTGTTCAGGCACGCCACCCTTGGCACCTTCCTTGGCGACTTTGTCCACGCTGGGTACGCCAGGTGCGCCGGTGTTGTCTTCGCCCTTGGGAGCACCGACAGCAGTAGCGAAGGAGTTCTCATCCTTGGGCAGAGCCTTCGGATCAGTGACGATGCCATCTTCGCCCAGTTTCTCCACAGGCTTCTGACCGTCGATTTCCGTCACGTCTGACGGTTTGGTTTCGACAATCGGATCACCGTTGGGAGCTTGTTCAGGGCTGGAACCGTCGAGCGATTCAATGCTCATGGACAGCTTGTAGTTACGTTTATTCATTCGAACACCTAGGTTTTAGAAGTTAGTAATACGGATAAGGGTACTTCAGCGCTGATACCTTTCACGGTAACACATGATTTAAGGTATCAGCGTTCAGTATTAGAACCAAGACCGACGCATTAAGAGTGCTGATAAATCAGCTGCCTCTAAACTAACATCGGTAAAGCATTCCATCCCAATTTCCAGATCGTCGACAACTGGCTTGCCCATCAATGCAGCAACGGTATCACGACTCCATGTCATGATGTCGATATTGCGTGTAGACAAGTTAGTCTCTTTACCTGTGTCCAGTGCATAGTCAAAGATACTGACTGAAGAATCTTGACCTTGACGCCAGCAACGAGCAATCGCTTGTTGACGTTCATAGTCACGATAAGGTGCATTGAACATGAGGATGTTGTTAGCCATGATCATCGGCACGGCAGTAGAGAGCGACTTGTAAGTAGCGATGACTGGATTCAAGTCAACGTCTTCTTCAAATTGCTTCAAGAGCGTGGAGAGATCTTTGTTAGTCTCACCATAAATGAGAATAGGCTTGTAACCCTTCTCAGTTAAGTAGTCACCCATCTTTTTGACGACACCTACGTAAGTCGAGAAGATGATAGTTTTCTTGGTAGCAGCATCGATAAAGCTTTCTGCTTTCGAATATTCCACCATGTCAACGTGACACTGCTCTCGCAACCGCCCAAGAACGCGTCCTAAAGCCTCTCCTTGCACTTTTAAGAAGTAATACTTCACCACACTACGTGCATCCTTAAACTCTTCCCGTAGCGCCTGTGGTAAGGTCGGGACGATTTTCTTCAACTCGTAGAGGTTGCAGTACTTTACCTCTTCTTTATGTAGTTTTGGATCGTAGCCTTTTCGGATCATGTACACAAAGCGCTTGTACTTCTCAAAGTCTGCTGACTCGCTCTTACGAATGGAGGCTGCATAGATACGCAAGCACTCGTTATACAAGTCCAGATAACGAGGCATCTCTTCTTCGTAATACGCCATACGTGACATGATGAAGTCACGCATCTTTCCACGCACGACTTCTAAGGTGTAGTCATGACCATTAGGCATTTCCACCTTGACTTCAACTGGAGGCAATAAGACCGAGGAGATCTCTGACTTATCGACCTTAATCATGTTGTTGCCAAGACGAGCCGCCAAGATATCCAGACCACGATTACTGTTCTTACCAAAGATCTGTAAGAAGCGATACTTCGCATCTTCGTCGAAGAACGGGTCAATCGTGACCAGTAATGGAATAACTTCCTTACCAACGGCTTTAAACGGCGTGCCAGAGGCCCAAACGGTGTGCTTACATGAAATGGCCTTCACCAAGTCAACGACGAGCTTAGAACGCGCCGTATCCATTTCATTCAGGTTATGGGATTCGTCTAGCCAGATCATCGGCATTCTGAAAACTTTACCTGTGAAGAAGAGAACAGCACGCTCTAGTTGTTCGTAATGGAACACGTAGTTCTTGTAACCTGGTGTTAAGTCCACATTGCTGTCAGAGAACCAGCAGGTCTCCGACTTCTTCAACTCGTTCTCTAAGGTAGCACGCCAGACTCGATCTACCGAGTTCTTCGGGACGATGAAGATATTGACGTCAGTATTTAAACAAGCACCTAGGAGCAAACCTGCAATTGTCTTACCTGTGCCAGGTTCAGCTGCTAACATGAAACCGTTTAAACCAAACTTAGGTACGATGTCATTGTAAGCATGCAGGAACTTCATCTGGCTATCTAATGGCGTCTTCTTCAACCGATTGATCTGGGTGAAGTCTAAGATGTCATTAGACGGAGAGACTGTACGCTTTAACCACGTATGTTCGTAGAGCAGCTCTACTAACTGACGCAGCGCACGATAGTTGTATCCCTCAAAGCGTTTCTTGTTTTCACGTTCAGACAAAATACGCTGGAGAGTATAAGCAAAGTCAGGAGCGAAGAACTTGTTAAACTTTAAGCTACTCTTCTTTAACTCCGTAAACATGAAGCCGGTGATCTTTGAGGTTGACCAGATCTTGAGGATGTCTTTCTCCACGAGATCGGCTGGTAAACCTTCAATACGGATTTGGTCGCGATCCTCGATCACCTTGATGGCCCCGACCAAACGTCGTACGCCTGAGAACATGGATTATTCCTTGGTTATTGATATCGATAGAGTTCTTCCACGAGACCTTCCAAAGCAAAGGCAATGAATGCCCTGAAGCTAGGGTAGTGAATCGTTTGGTAATTACGCGGGAAGTCATCATCGAAGTGAGCGGTCTTGACGATACATCCTTTATGCTTACCTTCGTACGGTGCAATCGCCCAGACAAGGCTATCGTTGCGAGCCACTGGGATGAATCCAACATGAGAGCTATCAGGAGTCGCTTTAGCCTTCTCATCAACCTGCTTCCAGTAATTGATCTCGTTGGCGATACCTTTCAATGAGAAAATCTCACCATATTCAAACAACGCCATCGGCAAGCGCTTACGATAACGTAAGTTGAAATCGCGGATGTCACCGTTACACAAACTCAGGAAAGACCTAACGTCCGCTGGTAAGTGAACATTAGTTGCTTCTGTGAATGCCTGGAAGTCTTCATCGCTGGCTTTCACCAGTTTAGACATCAGTGCATTATAAGTCGCTTCATCCAGATGTTTTAATGTCGACATCGCGCGATGCCATGACGCCGAGATGGTTGGTGGATTGTTCTTGTCGATGACTAACTTTGTATACGACTCTTTTGGTTTAGGTTCTTCCTTCGGTTTACCGAAACCCAAGAAACTCTCCGTTGAGACGACTTCACCAGTGCGACGCTCATGCAGACGACGAAGACGATCATGGATGTCAGGTTTAGCTTCAGCCTTAAACTTCTCGCCCAATTCCTCCATCGCACTCTTGGGAACTTCAGCAGGTTTCTCGCCACGGAACTTAGCAGCCAGTTCTTCCATGGTTGGCAGTTGCGCAGCCATAGGCGACAGAGTTTCTCCTTCAGCTGTCGGAGCCATCAGATCTAAGCCCACGTCTTCAGCAGATGCAGTGACTTTTTTCTCACCATCGATTTCTTTGCGCTGTTTGTCTATCACTTTAGCAGGAGCAACCACTGCTGGAGTATCCAGATCTTCACGTAAGTCTTCGACCGATACATTCTTCGTTTGGGGTGCAGCGCCCCAAGTCTTCATCCATTCCATAATCCGTCCTTAATTAATCGTAAATTCAATATCAAAGGGTGGTAGGATAACTACTTCATCCTGAGTTTGAAGGTTGGTTATTTTCCTGCGGTCGCAAATGATCTTACTGAGTTCAGGCGTGATTATTAAAGCTAATTGCTTACTTGGATCACACACCGTGCTAACCAACGTTGTACCAAATCCTCGCGCTATGAAAATATTCGTGCTAAATGAAATAGCTTTCTCAGTACTAGCATATCGGAACACATCGCCTTTCTTGTACTTCTTTACCTTACTGAAGATTGGACCATTGGGATCTCTGAGATCCATGGTATCTTGGTAATTAAGGTGTGGACTAATGCCTCGATATAAAACCAGACTTTGAGAATGCTTGTTTAACCCATTAACGATGACAGCTAACTTTTTCAGATCTTCAATGAGTCGGCGATCCGGGTAGAGAATCCAGTCGTCCAAAACCTTTATTAGATCTTGATGTTTTAGCAATACCTGTAATTTGTGAGGATCAATCTCTGATAGCTCTAATCGTCGAGATCCCCTAACTGCAGACCACTCTTTCATCCATTTCATGATAGAAGTATAATAAAGGTTGAACTATACGATTTAGCGGCATAAGAGGGAGAGGATAACACCTCTCCCTAGTCCTTATGCTGCTTCCATACTCCACCAAGGATTTTCTTCCGTACTACCGATAGGACCACCACCAGGTTTCTTCAGTGTCGTATCTGCACCATGGATATCGTCCCGGATACCACCGATAGGATCGAATGGTAAGACGCAGTACAGATCTTTCTCTGGAGTCTGTTTAATGACCCGATGCTTACCACGTTGAACACACAAGTAACTCCGTCCGTTTACCTTGACGATGTGAATGTGCAGTTCCAAGTCCACTTCTTGGTCTAACTGACGCGAACCTTCGTAGTAACCCTTACCAGCGACTTCTTGTACCAGTGTATCGGCACGACCATCACGCACCAACTGCTTAGCCTCAGTCGACATCTGGTGAGGAGTAAACAGAGTAATGTCACGACGACTCATGAAGTTACGAGTACGACGCAGCAAGTCACGTTTATCCACACCATGCGGGCCTTGCATACAACCAGTGGTTGGTACCAGTGCCAGATAGTCCAACTGACACATGATGATTTCGTAGCCTTCGGCCTCCAACTTCAGAATCAGGTTTTGAATATCCCGATACGTCCAGTTGGTTGGGTCGACACGCTTGATCATGATTTCCCAACCATTGATCTTCATGCGTTCTACAACGTAGCTGGTAACTTCCTTCGGATCCAGTTCGTTGTAGTCTGGCACCATCTTCAACGTTTCGTTCTCGTACAAGGACTGGTACAGGAACTGCATGTTGTTCTTGGCTGGGTCTTCGAACGACAGGCGTAAGAGCAATGGCTTCTTGGTCTTATCGTTCAAGAGATCTTGAGCATCGTTATACAGCGCAGTATGCTTAAAGATAGACAGACCGAAACCTGTCTTGTAGTTGTGTTGCAGTGCTGACAGAAGGATCGCTTCTCCACGACGTATCCCACCTTGCAGCATCCGGTTAAGACCTTGCCAGCCTAACTTGATGATCTTCTGACCTGTCTCTTGTTCCTTCAGGTCTGAGTACATCGCTTGGACTGACTCTAAATTAGAGAAGTCAATCTCATCAACTACCGACGGGTCCTCATAGTCGTTGTTGGTTTGATAAGGTTCCAATGCAGCGCAGACTTCAGCGGTAAACACACGCAAGTCAGGAATCTTATCTTGTTCGAAACGCAGCTTCTGTGCTGCCCTCCATGTAATCTCGGCTACCTTTTGGTAGTCCAGGTAATTGCGCAGTTGCTGGCGCAGGTTCAAACAAATGCGACGCAGAGCCGCTTCGTTTAGTTCAGTAGTGATGCCTTCTGATAGGCCATCGTATAGACGATCATCATCGTCGCAATTGACTCGGATGCGTAAGAGCAGTTCCGATAATTCGTATTTATGCGATGGGGGGTTTAGTGACATCGCCAGTGCAGTTTTCTTCAATGCGCTGACGATACTCTTATCGCTGTCGATACCAATCGACGTCTCTGGTAGCTTGACGTAATCGATAACTTGCTTGACCAAGTCGGCACTGTTGTCGACTGGATCGGCAAACTGGCTTTCTCGATAGAGCAAGACGATGCTATTAGTGAGGAGAAGTTTGTTATCCATTTCTGTGAGCGATTACGCTGTATGTTTATGATTGAAGCTTTATTCCTTTCAGTACATAGGGATAGTCTGCTTCATTATTTTTTTACACTTGATGCCTTAGGAGTATCCATGATTTTTACGAGCCACAATGGCAAGTTGGTCAAAGGTGTCAACTTCATTCCCTTCTGGATTGTTGAGGCTGTGCAAAGCCGCAGGCTTCCCTTGAAGACCGTCTTTGAAGCTGACAAGCTCATGGGGATCGTCCCCAAAGCTGACCTGTGCGGTTATCTTGCATTAGATAATGTGAAGTTCCAAGACCTCCTGTTTGGTGGTCCGCCGCCTTTGATGGTCGGCAGTAACATCCCACAAGACACCCTTGTTGTCTATAATCCTTTGAACAACTACAACACGCTGTACGACAGCATGGCTGGTAAGGATGCAGCTCAAGGCAATGACTTCATGCTCAACATCGCTGGCGTTTGTCATGACCAGTCTGTTCAAGACGAAGTGGAAGCACGACTTTTCACGGAGGGATGCCGAAACCAAGAGCATAAAAAACCATTTATTATTTATGACATTACACCAGAGCGTTTCGGTGTAGTCATTTACCCAGGGTTCTTCACTGGTGGAGTCGATACACTCCCCCTGCAGATGGAACTCATGGAAAGCCTCCAGAAGGAATTATATGTGCACGTACCGTACAACGATGTGTGCGCATCGCCTTTGTTCGGAAGGTATCTGGCGCGTATGGGATCGCAAGATCTTGTAGCAACCTAACTGATTGCCCCAAAAGCAAACTTTTCTCAACTGCATTACAGGAAGACAAAAATGTCGAAATCCGCAATTCAACTGAAACAAGGCAAGAACGCTGGTGCTGGTTCGAGCCGTCAATTTCAATCGGTTAGCGAGACCGCCTTCAATGAAATGAAGTCCCACCTGATTCGCTCGGGTACTGGCTTCGAACAAGGTGATGCACGCAAGACCATCACCCTGGAAGGCATGGGCGAAACTGACTTCGTCCGCGTCAACAACGCTCTGGATGGCCTGAGCACCGCCCTGGGCACCATCGCTCAAGAAGCCTACACTCTGGGTCAACGCGTGGATGCCGAAGGCAAGCCCATCGAATCCAAGCACACCCAAGCTCAAGTCGACGCTGCTGCTCTGGCTCTGGCCTATGCATCGGACCCGGCTTCCTTCTTCAAGACCGCTGGCCGTCGCGCCGTGTCGATGGAAGAAGGCGAAGTCATGATGAAGTCGCCCATTCAGTCGCTGCCGCGTCTGAAGGAATCGATGGAAGCGTACGACGAGAAGGAAAACCGCAATGCGGCTCTGTACTCGGCTACCTTCAACATGATGGCCGCTCACCAAGACGAATTCGGCGAAGCTTTCTTCCCGACCGTCGTGGTTCCTGTCGACCAAGCTGGCTACACCATCGCTACCCGTATCACCCGCGTGATCAACGACATCCGTCGCGATCCCAATGGCGATCCGCAAAGCCTGAACGCCAAGAACATCGTCCAAGCTGTGATCGATGCCTCGATCCTGCGTAACGACATCACCATGCTGTACCCGGTGGTTCGTGACGACAGCGCCAAGTACTTCGTGGACGCTGGCGACGTGGCTCCGTACAACGTGGAACTGGACGGCAACCCGCTGCTGACCGCTCCGCTGAAGATGGGCGTTGAGTTCAGCCTGCTGAACATCTCGCAATCGGAAATCGAACTCGCCAAGGGCGTGCAAGATATCACCGACTCCGTCGATCCGGCCATGTACCTGAAGGCTCTGTACATCAAGCTGGGTACCGGCAACAGCGCTGAAGTCATCAAGATCCTGACTCAAGATCTGCCGCTGTCCGCTTTCAACTACTCGGTCCAAGACAACTACCGCGACGTGGTGCTGAACTTCAAGTCCAAGCGCCTGACCGTGAACTCGAAGACCAAGAAGGCCGACGGTACTGACTCGACCCTGCTGGCTCCGCTGGCTACTGGTGAACTGAACGTTCGTCTGGGTCTGCGTGTCAACGGTGACTTCAACACCCAAACCGGTAACGGTACTCTGTCGGCCACTCCGGTGACCGTGCAACTGGTGACCAAGGCTGGCCAATCCCTGGCTCTGGACGCTGGTGAAGGCAAGACCGCTGCTGACATCTTCGCTGGCGCAACCGTCATCGGCTACGATCTGGACGCTCGTCGTACCAACAGCAACCTGCGTAACCGTGGTCAACTGCTGGATAACACCTGGCAGTACCAGACCTACCCGCTGCCCATCGGCGCACCGATCTCGATCCTGCACCCGATGAGCCAAAGCGATGCCAACGATGCAGCTGAACTGTCCTCGCTGATCACCGCCGCTCGTATCACCACCTCGAACCACGCTGTGACTGCACTGCTGCGCGCACGTGACGCCCTGGCTTCGTTCGTCGTGAATGACGATGGTTTCGATGACAACGAAAACAAGCCGCAGATCTTCGGCGCTGCTTCGCTGTTCGTCAAGCCGCACTTCAAGCAAGTTCCGTTCGACGCTGAAAAGGTCGTCGACTCGCTGAAGTCGCAAGAGCGTGCACGTGACGTGCAAGAAGCTCTGGTGAACGTGCTGCGTTCGGAAATCTACCAAGCGTATCGTGACTCCGGCTACAAGGCCGCTGCTGATGCTCGTGCCGGTGGCCCTGCCCCGACCCCGACCGTCATCATCGGTACTGACCCGGTGATCGCTCGCTGGCTGATGGTTACCGGTGACCTGCGTCTGATCGGTCCTGACTTCAATGTCAAGGTCGTGTCGACTCTGGACACCCGCATGAAGGGCAAGATCTTCATGTCGTTCGGTAACTTCGACGGCACCAACCAAGGCGTGCCTGACTTCCTGCACTTCGGTAACATGGGCTGGCGTCCGGAGTTGGTCCTGACCCTGCCGATCAGCCGTAACAACCAGATCTCCAAGGAACTGGTTGTGCAGCCGTCGTTCCTGCACGTGCCGAACCTGCCGATCCTGATCCAGGTCGATGTCACCAACATCGAAACTGTGGTTGAGAACAAGGTCTCGGTCAACACCGTGGACGTCACCCCGGCTCCGTAACTGACGGACCTGGTTAAGGTGACAGACCTGAATGGGTTCTATCCATTTTGACCCATTCAGGTGTCCTGCTGGACTCTTCGGAGACACAGGACCTTAAGTGGGCCAAAGGCAGTTGAAAAGCTTTGGGGCTTGGTAGCTACCACTGGGGCTTCGGCTCTGGTGGTAGCTATTTATGCCGTCAGCTTACTTTTTCCATTTATGCCTTTACTCAATAAAAACACAGACACATATCACTATTGAGTACATAGACAGAGTGTCCTTAAAGAGACATTGAATCCTGGAGAAGTAAAATGAACCCGCTAGCACCCGTACCCAGCAAATCTTCCCCGTTCAACCCAAATGGACATAATTACGCACTTAGCAATCGGATTAACCAAGCTAAGTACAGAGAAGAGATTGAGTTCTACAATTGCTCGCGCGCTAAAGTAATGATCCGTCGTCGTGACGGTACCATTATCCCAATGCCTGAGGGCTCTAATGGCCAAGCATCTTATCCGGCCATTGTCGTACGCATCAAGAAGATCATTCACACGTACGAATTGCAAGGACTCCATGCGGCACTGCGGTCTATCGATACCGCCCGGACTCGTGACTACGCTGAGGTCATTGAGATGTTACAAAAGACTGAGATGATGATCAATCATCCCAGCAGCTCGATGGTGAATACACAAGCACTAGACTTCGATTATGTCGTAACGATCGAAGACTTAGAGGCAGCAGGTGGTGCTCTGTATGTACCTGAGTTGGATATGGTGATTCAATTAACGGCTGACCCCGCCGAGATGAAGCATCATCCCTACTCGAAAGAAGTGGATTACTTAAAGACGATCACGAACTTAACTCAGAACCGAGTCAGTAGTGCTCCAGTAGATAAAGCTGGTGGTGTATTTTATTACATCGTTGATAACTTCGGTAAGTATGGCCCTAAGTTCACTAACATCGATGGAATGGTAATTGCAGTTCCAGTGATGAAAGATGAAGTCAAGCAACAGGGTGTGTATCGTGTCATTGTCAACAAGTGTCAGTCGGGGCTGTCCATGAAGACATTGGACGAACACTATACATTCGAAGAAGCTGAAAAACATTTCAAGCTATTTAAAACTTTCCAAGAAGCTGCCAACTTCAAGGAAAATGAGAAAGCTGAATTAGAAAATAGGAATAAAGAACTGAGTAAGGAAATAGATCGACAGAAGGATGAGAATGCATTACTCAAAGCAGCCCATGAGAGTGACGCCATTCGACTGAAGAAGGAGTTGGAGGACACGAAGCATGCTAATGAAGTAGCTCGCTTGAAGTTGGAACGAGAGCATCGTGAGGCATCTGCCAATGAGAACAGGGAATTGGAAAGATTGACTCAGGAGACGCGCCGACTGAAGGAGGAGTTAGATAGAAAACAATCTTTACGAAAGGATCGATCCGACAATTGGAAATTTATATCTGCACTGATAATGACTATGTTGACTGCGGGGCTCTCAGTCAATAAGATCAAGCGCTTCTTTGCAAGCGATGATAGTCAAAACAGATAAACCATAAAGGAGTTGGGATGGCTTATGATTCGGGAAGGTGCATGGATCCAGAACTGGCACGGTTAATGGATTCAGTCACTCCTAAGCTTAATCCGATATTAGCTGATGGGTTGGCGGTCCATCAAATGAAAGACGTCGCAAAAGAAGTAGATGACATGCTTCGTGCTGCTGCGGCTAGTTTCCCTCCAGGCTTCCAATACGTGACGTATGCCCTTTGTACGCCTGAGGAAGAATTCGCTGAAGTAACTAAACGTAAGAACAAGCGCTTTTTGGATGTAGCAAGAAGCGACTTATTCTTAATCAAGTTGTTGTTCAAGTACCAAGGTGAGGATCTTGACCCTCGCTATCTGTATCTGCCCTTCGTGGAAGATGCTGCTGGCATTGTCTTGTCCGCCTCGCGTTTCTTCTTCATTCCTATTCTGACTGACCCTGGTCTGTCGGTAACTGAAAAGAATGTCTTTATGCGCTTCCTGCGCGATAAGGTCACATTCAAGCGTATGCCGCATCAGTTCTTGGTACATGGAGAAAAGCGCCTGTTCCGTGAGACTGTTCAGATCGTGTGGTCTAGCATTTACCACACTGCTGAGAAGAATGCAAAGACTACGTTGATGCATTACTTGTTGGCTAAGTATGGCTTCAAAGAGACGTTCCGTCGTTTTGGCAAGTGTGATCCGGTGGTGGGGGATATGCACAAAGTCAATGAACAGAACTTCCCGCTGGAAGACTGGGTTATCGTCAGTTCAGCAGCCATCAAAGATCCGCACAGCCGTAAGGTCCAAACCAATTATGTCACTTCTACTTTGCGCATCGCTATTCCGCGCAATCAGTATACCCAGCAAGTGCGCAATATGCTGGGTGGCTTCTACTACGTGATCGACATGTTCCCGCAACGTGTTACTGAAGAGTATATCAACCATACCCGTCTCTGGCAGCAACTGATGGGCACCATCCTGTTTACTGATTCCATCGGTGCAGGTAAGTTGATTGACAATGTGTCCAACCACATTGAATCTCTGGATCAGTATCTGGACCATCTGGTACAGAAGAAGCTGAAGGACACAGGCATCGACGTTCAAGACGTCTATGAACTGTTTGGCATTGTGATCGAACGTTTCGATGAGTGGATTGTGACATCGAATAAGAACGTGGGTACGATGTACGACAAGGAGTTGAGTATCTTGCCGTTCGTCTTGGAAGAGATCAAGCAAGGTATCTTTAACTTCTACTTCCGTATCACGGCTGCAAATCGTAAGGATGGCAATATGCGTCCTGATCAGATTAAGGCCATGTTCAATCAAACCTTGCGTCCCGGATTGATTCACTTGATTCGTGCTGGTCACGGTGAAGTGCAAACGATCCTGTATCCTGGTGACAATAAGGTCTTCAAGATCACATCGTCGCTGGTACCACAAGAAGCCTCCTCTGGCACCCGGAACAAGAATGACCGCAGTGTAATGGAAGATCCAGCCAAGTGTCTGCACGTGTCTCTGTCTGAGATTGGAGCGTATTCTGCTCTGAAGAAAGCCGCACCAGACGGACGCAGTAGCTTGAACTGCCATGCATTGCTGGACGAAAAGGGTCGTGTTCAACGTCACCCTGATCTGGTACCTATGCTTGATCGAGCACAGGAAGTCTTTATCCAGCATCAGTAAGTCAACATAGTAAAGGAAGATGTATGTATAACGGAATGCAGCAGCAATTGGTAACATCGCATCTGATTCACCCCTACGTGAACTTGGATCCGAATGTTGCGCTGCCCGTCCCGCAGTTCGCCACCCCCGTACCACAGGTCGATGCGTACGGGTCGATGATGTTGTTTTGCTTGATCAACAACATTCAAGCGAATGCAGAACAGTCCAGCTTGCGGCGCCTGTTCTTCAATCGCACTGCGGTGAATGGCTTCAATAATGACTTCATGAACAACAAGGTGTACAAGTCAGCAATGGCTTGGTTGTCCGCCAAGTGTGCCATGGGTCAAGTGTTCAACGTCAATGACTTGCGTAACGATGTACAGCAAGCTGCTGGTGAGATTGTCTCTGCGATGGCTGCCAATCAAATCAACGAGTTCCAAGGCTTGTTGAATGAAATCCCGCCACAGTATCATCAGGTGGTGTGGAGTGATGCACAGGGCTATGCAGAGATCAGTCAAGCGGTCAATGCACACATGCAGCAAGCTTACAATTCGGCAGCTGGCATCGGTTCAGATGGTCGCTATAGTGCAGCAGCGATGTTTGGTGGTGGCCAATCACCGCGACCTGTACAGCAAGCACCACAGACTGTCGCTTATGGCGGTCGTCCTGCGCAAAGCAGCATTTCGCAATATCGCCAAGCTCAGCAACCCCCCGGCGCGATTCAGTCCGGTGGTACTGCAGTTGGCAGTCGTTATACTGATGGTTCCATGCCTGACCATCAACAGCAGCAGCAACAGGCACAACGACCCCCTCAACATCCGAACCCCTCTAGTCACCTGGCTGGCGCTGTCGGATCTAGCGACATCTTTAACGATGGTGTCAACAACATGAAGGAGAATCGCACAGTGGATCAACAGAACCCGAGTGAAGTTCTGGAAGACGGATGGATCATTGTCAAGGCCAGTGAATCCGACTATGTATGGAAGCCTTCTGAACAACAGCGCTACTTCCCGGCGTACGCTCCCTCCAAGAGTGAGCTGTACTTGAAGATCAACCCTCAAACTGGCGTAGTTATCGCCATGCCTCGCCCTATGGATTACGACGAACACAGCATCCCGAATCTGGCTCGTGTGACCGCGTCGTCCTTCGATGACAAGCGTGAGTTCCAACAAAACCTGCTGGATCCCCGCCTGGTCAATGATCAGCTGGAAGATGCCAATGAACGTGTAGCTCAGGATAGCAAGAACCACAAGGTTATCCAAGAGCTGACTGAAACTGGCGCTCAACAAACCACCGTGCACCGTAGCTTGGACCTGGTTGCACATACCGAAGATAGCGTCTGGCATAAGGCGGCTATCCTGCGTGCTCGTGTCAAAGACGCACCGAAGATCTTCCGTACCTATGCGGTGGTATCTGCTCCCATCGTGGGCGCTGAAGATCAGACCTTCATCGACGTCATCAGCAACAAGAAGACTTATGCAGAAGTGCGTCAAGTCATTCTGGACAACGCTGAATCGGTACATCCTGAAGTGCTGGCCATGGTCAATCGTTACATGACCCGCGTCATCAACGATGTCCTGAAGTGCGAACTGTCGCTGAAGGGCTGGAAGATGGACTCGTTCGTCACCGACTATCCGGAACTGGAAGAGAAGCTGCGCGCCATCAAGGGTGATGTGATTGCCAATGCATTTGCAGACGGCGCTTACGACACCATCGAAGCTGCATTCCAGGAAGTCAACGAAGAAACCAAGTCGGCTCTGACGGCTGGTCTCTTGGGTGATACGGACGATGAAGTTGCAGTGACTTTCATCACACACATCCAATCGCTGACTCTGATCGATCTGCTGGCAGTGGAACTGGATATTCAACTGTCGAATGAATTCCCGTCTCAACTGCGCTCCAGTGAGCATCCGCATCTGTACAAGCTCGTCAAGGATCTGTACCAAGACGAACGTGTGGATGGTTACTCGGTATATCAGAACCTGATCCGTACCAAGGATGGCGTGATTCTGAAGCTGACTCGTGGCCTGCTGGGTAACGAGAGCTATCAGCTGACGATCGTCGAGAAGTAAGTAGTACAGCTGTAAAAGGAAATGGGCTACCTTCGGGTAGCCCTTGTAGCCCCTCAATCTCTGAATCAAAAAGGAAATAGTCATGCCCAATAACATCGACATCAAGGTCACCGGCGACAACCCCGAAGTGGTCGAAGCGGTTTCGCACGTTGTTGCTTCCTCGCTGCAAGAAGCTGGTTTCCACAACACTGCAGTGATGTCCACCAACACCGGTGAACCCGAGAACCCCAATCCCAGCCTGCTGGACCTGATGAAGCAAGGCAATCCGGAACTGTTCAACACCAACATCGCCGTGACTCCCGTCTTCGATGCACCGGAATCGGATGCTGGTGAAGCACTGGAACCGGCTGGCTCCGATGATGCTGTCGTCGAAGCCGAAGAACTGCAAGTCGCCTAAGCCATAAGCTGACGGCATAAGAGCCCACTCCCTTCGGGGAGTGGGCTTTATGACACTTGCTTTTTTTTTGGTTAATTACTGAGGTTGCTCAGGATTGTTGTTCTCATCCTCAGGATTATTCTCCGGAGTCTCAGAAGGTAATGCTAAGTTCTGATCTTCCAGATCACCACCCGGAGGCTGATCATTCATCCCTAAATCACCACCGTCTGGAGAGTTGGGATCGCCAAGGCCATCACCTGTGTCTCCAAAGCCGCCACCAGTATCACCGAAACCACCATCACCACCGAAGCCACCGCCACCGAATCCGCCAGGTGCTTGGATGCCCATCTCTTCTAACTTCTCATCGGTCTTGTCTTTAGACTTCTCAGTCTTCTTAAAGATGTCCAGAACGATCTTATTGACGTTCTCAACGTGACGAGCATGTTCATCGATAAACATCTTAGCAGCATCATCGCCATTACCAGACGCTGCAGTCAGACGAGTCAGTTCAGGCAAGATGCCGTTCTCAGACAGGTATTGACGCAGGAAGTAATCACGGCAGGCATTCTTAATCGAATCAATTTGTGGCGAAGAGTCACCAGCAACTTGATCAGTGAAGGTTGCGCTGTCGAAGAAGGCATTGAGTGCTTCATCCAGAGCAGTCTTGTACTTACCATAAGACTCCATCTGACGGTCCAGAGAAACAGAAGTCGGACGGGGAAGAGTTGCTTCCATAGACGAGATAATCTCGTTTAAGAGTTTGTCGATGATGTTAGTCTTCGACTTCTCAAACATCTCATCTGTGTATTCGATCTTCTTACCTTCCTTCTGTTGTTCACGCACCTTAGCGTAATCCACCAGATCCGAACGAATGAAACCACGTTGGATCAAGTCATCCCGGTTACGCAGATGTTTCTTCAGGTTGTCGAAGTTATCGAACAGGATTGCTGACAACTTACCGTACAGATTACCAGAGGAAACCACGATACGCTTTAAGAGTTCAGTTTCCTGTGCCATGAAGATCTCTTGAATCATCGTAGCACGCTTGGCCATAATCACGTTGTTCTCAGTGAAGATGGTAGCGAACTCTGGCTGGTAAGCCGAATCAACCATTTCTGGAGTAACACCAGTTGCCATGATGGACTGCTTACGCAGGTTATCGCGCAGGTCTTGGTCAGGCTTAGGGAAGTTGGTGGACTTCTCAGTGAAAGTCACATCGTAATCAGGCAACCCAGGGTGACCTGTGACGTGAATCTCAATACCGGCGCGCATGATACCATCGACCATGTCTGCAATGCTGTTTGCACCCAGAGGGAACGACGATACACGACTACGAGCGATTTCATGGATGATAGTTTCTTTGGACTTACCCGGATCCGGATCTTCTGGGTCCAGTTTGACTTGGACATCAGTACGACCGATGGAGTTACGGATAGAGGCCATGGTATCAGCCATCTGAGTCATCACACGCATGGAGTTAACAATGCGAGCATCGTCTAACAAAGACTTACCCAGACCATCATCATCGTAATCGAATGCCATGTAGCTAGCGAATTCAATCGGGATGAATAACAGCTGAGTGTTTTGCTCTTGTAAAGAACGAGCTAACATGATGCGGTAGACTTCAGTATTGCGGGCTAATGCGACACCGTTATCATACATGCCATTGCGCAGACGAGCGGTCAGATCACGCTCGATGTAATCGCCATAAGCTGCAGCGCAATAATCGAAGGTACGCGGTTGACCAAAGTCAAAGCCTTCTTGCTGTTGCTTGACCTTATTCATCATCGATGATGCAAAGGTCGTTGTCGAATTCATGCGCATTTGCATGCGACGGAATTCATCAGGCGCCGATGCCTGAGACAGCGGATAACCTTCAGCGTCGAGAATGACGAACATGCCAATCTTCTCTTCAGGACGTCCTGGTACGTGAACCGGGATCACCGATTCAGACGGCAGGTGCAGAATCAGAGGCTCACCCACGGTATAGCGGGTTAACTGATTCTGTGTCTTTAAAGAGACCACAGGGTTGTGTTGGAAGCGACGGCCTTTGTAGAACAGCGAACGGATCTCACGATCGTTAGCGTCTTCAGCCATGGCTTTAATCACACCGTGTGGGCTATTGGCATCCCCATTGGGTTCGATTAACTGTACGCCCTCCATACTGGGGGAGCGAATGAAGTTATCGTTAGGTTCGTAGGTCTCGCCAGCAGTCATCAGCGTGCGAACTTTCTGTTCACGAGCACGTTGATACAACAGGGGTAACTTCATCGCAAAGATGTTGTCTGTCACTGTGACGTGAGTGTCAATACCATTGTCAAAGTCTTGCTCCAGACGCAGATTGTGATCAATACGTTGTTGAGCAGACGATACACCTGTGAACGATTCAGTTGTGTAACGCAGTCCGTTATCGGCAGTAGGCTTACTCTTTAACACTGGACCCAAAATGTTCTTTTGAGTCAGGTATTGAGACTTACTGTCAATGAATTCAGAAATGCTTTCGGTACTGAGTGTACGAGTACCATTGATAATGGCATCGATGGTATTTTCAGGTAAGACAGCAACCGGATAACTACCAGTGCGGAACAGAATGTCCTTTAACTGGCGTGGCAGCTTGTCTTTTATTTTATAGGTCTGGTCGAAGTACTCCGATAATTCTCCGATGATCAGCGAACCAACATCCGAAGGAAGCAGGTCCTCACCAATCTGGTAATTAATTTCCAGAGTGGTCATATCCTTTGGAGAAAGTACCATGCTGATCAGGATCTGCGACGCGACATCGATGTCGGGTAGCATCTGCATCGTCAACTTCGAGTCGATGATGTCTTGTGTTTTCTGATTACCGATGCTTCGGAAAGCATTGATATCTGGTGGCAGCACTTCCTGATTGCCCTTTTGATCGTAGCGTGGTGGCATTCGACCAGGAATCAACTTACTTACCGTTGCGGCAATCTCAGGTTGGCGGCGCGCAATGTTCAAAGCTGGGAAGGTCTCCCCTCCGCTTCGAGCTGCGATCGTCTTCTTGACGCCGGGACTTCTTCTCATTACTTAACCTCATCAGTCTGGGTTATACGAAAGGTGTTTTGATATGTCAGTGTCTAACTACTTTGACATCTATCGAGAGTTAGTATTTCAGTTAGCGTCGACTATCGTCGTAAAATCCACTGAAACCGCAGCACTCAATAACAAATGGGTAGCCGCGCATGGTTATGCAGTGGATGAGACAGATCCAACGACGTGGAAATACTATTTGAATATCTGTGGCAGGTACCATGCATCGGATACAATGATGCGGGTCAAGTCCATGGATACTCTCGAAGAGATTGACTTTACCATTGAGAACTTGGTAATTCACCGAGCTACTGCCCGTGGTTATGCTTACGGTACGCGTGGCTATAGTGAATTGGTCACGCTCTATCCGAAACAAGAACGCCTAATCAAAGGCATTCTGTTCCCGGCAGACATGAGTGAAGCCATTGCCGGTGACAATGGTAAAATCCTCTCCTATGCGCCTGGCTCTGTGGAAGATCAAGAGCGTAGCCTCATAGATAAACTGCAAAAATGGATTTATAACTGGCATGCTATTAATATCAACCCGAACTACGCTTACGTAGACGAGTTGTATTTACCCGTGCTGTTAGGCATGATGTACCAGCACATGGTGCCTGCCATCTTCAACTTCCGTTTAGAAGCATGCAAGACCATCGAAGCTCACAGCTTCCATATTCAGCAGTATTTGGCATCCCATGGCGGACTAGATTCGTACATGGGAAACATGACGCTGAATCAGAAGTTATACTTCTACCGCAACATCGCCTATCTTGAACGCAACAGCGGCAAGAGTGAGATCTTCGACACGTTAGTCGAGCATACAATGACACAGCGTAATCTGCCAATTGCAGAATACACGATGAAGCATGATGTCAGTAATCAGCCGGATAGTTTCTATCCGACCCCAACCTTCAGAATGAAGGCGCTGAATATCCAGACAACAGCTGCTGTGCCTGAAACCATTGACTTAGATACCATGCTATCCAAAGAGCAGTTACTTGCTCGCGATAACATCGAGTATCAGGCTGATGCGTTAGAATCGATTAATGAAGAACTGATCAATGCACCGTCGAACGTAGAACTGACTAAGGCGTTGGAGTCCGCAATGGTGGACTATACCAACTCGACACCGTACACCATGGAAGACATCTTGTTGAACCATTGGTTACTGTGGGCCAGTTCTGGTAAGTATCGTGCTTACATCTCCTTTGATGATCCTGTTACTGGAGATCCGATTCAGTTGATTGCTAAAGATGCGTTTACCTTCATGTGGTATTCGTTCTGCGCATCGATTGGATTTAAGCCGGACTACGTTCCTCTTCTGGTAGCATGGCGGGTACAACGTGATCCGTTACCGTCTATTGACGACTTGATGTCTGTGGTACCAAGTAGCTTTAGCCGTAACTGGGCAACCCTCGCTATTCAGAACCAGCCTGTCATTGGGCAGATCATCTCCACAGAAGACTTTTGGAATACTTGTAAAGAAGTGTTCGTCGCAGCTAATCAGCAACGTCGATTAATTGCGTATCAAGAGACTTTCATGGATCGCGGTTACATGCATAACTTGGTGTCTCGTATCTATTCAGATACGGTTTGCCGAGTCGAGCCTGATAACACCACTTACGATCAATGGTTCAAAGACCACAACATCAACATCTCTGACTTCACCCAAGATCAGTTAGGTCAGGTCTACGTCAACATCGTTAAAGCTGCAACAGGTGCAAACCTGGTGACAACGAATTCGGTACGTAATCTCCAGAAGGCAATGGTCAGCATGATGACTAAGCTCTCTAGTTATTCCGTGCAGTTCATGTCGCTGATTAACGATAGTGACTTGCGTCCTATTGACTTACCTGTCATTCGACCCGATAACATGACCGGGAAGGGTGCGGAGCTGATTCAAGCTGAAGTCATTGTTGCTAATGTCAATCACGAACGCAGTGTTTTAAAACATCACATCTGGACCGGCTTGAACTGGCCTAATGTAGATAGTGATTTCCAATCGACTCAGCATCATCATTTAAAAGTCGATATCCCAGTACGTGCAATGGGAGATCGCCCTGTTACCGTTAAACGCATTCGTGTGGAATCTGCACGTATTCGTGCTCGCTACGCAGGTCCTCCATTAACGCTGAATGATCGTGACATCATTCCAGTACCGGGGATTAAAGAATATCTGGACTTACCTATTGCCGATAGTCAACGATTCAAAGATCGCAATGGGAACTTCTGGTTCTACTCTGTCCCGCAGAAGAGGAACTTGGCAGAAGCAATTGCCAACAACGTTCTGAACGGTATTAACTGGATTCCGATGTGACGTAAATCACGTTCAATAGTGTGATTACGAGTTTGATCATCACTGTCTTAGAGTAGGGAGTGAAGCTCAAATTTACTCCCTACTTATTTAACTTTTAGGATGTTTTCATGGAGAATATTACTCGGACTATCGGCAGTGCTTATTTGCAGACAGTTCAATGGATCGGTGCACGTTTCGTCATGAAACAAAACTCCACTCTTAACGAGAAGTGGAACATCCAAAGCGGTATTGCACCCGGTACCAATGACATGCCCCGCATCAAAGCCTACGGTATCGGAAACGGTGGACATGATCTGATCGTGGTCAATGGCATTGCCAAACCGCGACCGACTCAGTTCAAGACTCGCAATGCTTCTCTGTACAAACACATGCCTTTCGTGCTGCGTTTACCAGAAGCAGATCTGACGGTGGATGAGCGTAGTAAATACGCCATGCGTCGAATCGAAGATCACAACGGTACGAACTACGTGGCGTACTACTTAAAGCGTATTGACTTCACCAACGTCGTTCCGGTGATCAATTACCACCAAGTCGTTGAAGGTGGCGATGAAGTCGTCACTGCCTTTAACTACACCACGGACGACCTGAACCCGGTCGCACCAGCACTGTCTCCCACTGGCACGAACATCGTCTCGGGCGATTACCTGTCGGCCTCGGCTCCGGTGTCGATTGCACTGACCGCTGCTGATGTTGAAGAACTGATCAACGTAGCACAGATCATCTGGAACGATGCTGACTTAGCCATCGTCTCGGAAATGTGTCTGGTCTCTGGTGTGGATAAGACTGTGGCGTCTCCTTCAGTGGGTAACTCGACGATTAACTTCGTTGAGCTGATTGCTGCCCAAGTGTGCACCATGATCAACGTGTTCTATCCGATGAACTTCAACAACCAAGGTGTGGATATCGCTCTGGACCTGGGTGCAACGGAACCTCTGTTCAGCTTAACCAGCAGCTAACCTGTTTAGAACGGTTTTAAGGTACCTTAGAGCCGTTTTATCCACGGGGACGGAGAATTTAGCGTCTATGGGATTTAAACGTCCTATAGACGCTCCTAAGGATTGTCCATGTTAAGAATCCCAGAAGAAAGTTCTCCCATCTTACCCATGATAGGCATAGACCCCGGCTCAATGAAGCTAGGTCTAGCCGTCTTGTGGTTCGATGTGACTACTATGACCATCGTGAAAACGGAATCCCGCACAGTTCGTGTGGATAAGATGGTTAAAGACAACCCACTGGTAGAAACCATGGGTGAACTGTTTGCTCGTTTGTACAAGCTGCAGCACATGTTAACTGGATACTTCAATGCGATCCAGCCAGTGATGATTGCAACTGAAACACCGTACTACAATCCACGTCGTCCATCTGCTTACGGTCCATTGGTGAAAGTCATCACCATGATCGAAGAAGCTGTAGTGAAATACAATCCTGAAATGGGATTGACGTACATTGCTCCGTCTACCGTTAAGGCACGGGTCAATGCTAATACCTTGGTACGTGACAAGGATAACGTGATCGAATGTGTTCGTAACCTCCCTGACTTGTTCTACGATGGTGAGATCCCATTTGATCAGCTCGATGACAACGGCGCTGATGGACTCGCTATTGTTTATGGAGCGTTCCATAACCTCGTGAGGGAAAAGTGTTTGATAACGTCAAAAACTACTTAATCGCAGCACTGGTTGCTGCAGTAGCATTAGCCGGTCTTGGTTTGTGGTACTTCCAAAAAGAATCCAAGAAGGATGCTGCTACAATCGCCGTAGAGAAAGTACGCGGCGATACTGCTGAAGATGCTCAGCAAAAGGGAGAGCAGTCTTCGGAGGCTACTAACAAGTCTTCAGAGAAGTTAGCTGGGGATCAAGATAAAGTTGATGCAGATGCTACCAAGCAAAAGGACACGACTGAACAGAAACGCCGTGAGGCTGAAAGTCAGTACACACCTCCCAAGCAGACTGCACCGATTGATGGTACTGGGATGACCTTGAGTAATAAGAATCCTGACCAACCATTGATTGACCAAAAAAGCCAAATCGCTATGGATCAACTCTGGGGACAGTATTGCCAGAATTATCCCACTAATGACACCTGTGTCAAATTGAAAGGACAACAGAAATGAAGTCCAACCTTAAACTCGCATTTCTGTTTACCTTTCTGTTCCTGTTAGCTGGTTGTTTGCAGGGATGCGGTACCCAGATTGTGACGGTGACGAAGTATCAGTTCGTTCCTGTACCTAAAGCCTATACTCTACCCTGCGTGGATGTAGCACCTCCTGATCCATTCGAATTCTTGACGTTGCCAACTCATCGTCGTATTGACTTGTTATCTGATCGCAGTTTCAATCAGAGTGTTGTGATTGTGAAATGCAACAACAAGTTAAAGACCATCTCTGACTGGAGTGATGAACAGGAAACGATTTACAAGAACAAGTCAAGTCAGGAGCCCAGTAAATGACCACCGCCACTGAAGTTCTCCACAAGTTACCAGATGGCGCTGAACTTGGTCCACTGGAGGCAAAAGATGAAGTTCTGTCTGAACTCATCGAGGCATATAACGACCGTGTAGAGATCCGGCGTAACTCCTGCAATGTCACGTTGAAGAAGTTAACCCCGGAATCTACTGGTGCTGACTTGAAGACGGAAATCACCAAGCTCCCGATTGAAGATCAGTTAGAACTGCTGCAAGCTTATAAAGAAGGTAAGAAGGATAAGACCTCTGAAGAAGAAGCAGCAAAGGAAGAACGACAGCACAAATGGAAGATCATTGACAAGTTGACCGATCTGGGCATCACTGTCATCTTTCTGATTGTGGTGACTTATTGTTATCATGGTATCACCACTGGTAACTGGAACAATGAAATCATTTCCAAACTGATTGATGTCAGCGTTGACTTGATCAAGTACTTCTCAGGAACTAACAACTCATGAAACCCTCTCTGATCCGAAATGCTTTCGGTAAACGGCCAGTGAAGTTCTTACTGCCCACTCCGGAAACAAAATTCACGGTCTCTTTGGAAGAGATCGCCACTGGCGTAGCCGCACCTGAAGTAGAACACGTGATCTATGGCCGTCTGCTTGATCTGGGTCAGTTAGCTCGCGCTTCTCACATGGAAAAGCAAGAGCAATGGGAAGTCAAAGTCCCAAAGACCAATGACAATGCCACACGCGGTACCATTCGTGTTCGCAAGACCATGATCGAAGGCAGTCCGGATGAATACACCCTCTGCGGTAAAACTCCCGCAGGCGATGCATCCAATCCACTGGAGCGTAAGGAAGTTCCTATTCCCTGCACTCAAGACATGTTCGATGTCATCAAATCCATGGCGTCAGCCGGGATGCGTAAGGATCGTTACTTCTTCCCGGCTACTGCCACGGGCGAAGTCATTCCTCACGATGCTGCTAATCTCGGTGATCCCATTCCTGAAGACCAAGCAACAGATGCAGCGCATGCTGAAGGCGACAAGTGGGTCATGCCTTTGAAAGATGCTGTTACTGAGCACAAAGATCTGGTCAATGCACTGGAGTCTCCCGATAAGTCTGACGATCAGAAAGAGATCGCAGAACAAGGCGGTGAACTCAAGCGCATGGAAGCTGCTGAAGCCGAACAAGAGAATGTGGCAACTGAAGGCGATACAGTTGACATGATCAATGCATCTTCTCACTGGTTGCCTGAACTCGACTTCACCAAACAACCTGGCGTCTTCAAGAAGCAAGAAGTGGTGGTGGAAGCCATCATCTGGACGGGTAAGAATCTGGCTCAAGTCCAAGCTTTCTTGTCGGGTAATGCCAAAGCTGGTGAAGAAATTGTCATCAGTGAAGATGACGGCAATGCTGATACCGATGGTGAACTGCTGATCGATACACTGGAAGATGGTGAAGGTAAGCAAGTGCAGCACATTGCTTCTCCTGGCGATTACATCATCAAGGGCGTCAAGGGTGAGTTCTATCCGTGCAAGCCTGACATCTTTGCTGAGACGTACGCACAGACCAATCTGGTGACACTGGAAGAATTGCCTCCTGAAGGTGTGGAAGCAGAACCCACTGGTGAACCCAGTGAAGCACCCGCACAAGCGGCACAAGAACTCTCTACCAATGCATCGCCTCTGCAAAGCCCGCAAGCTGAGCCTGAAGGTCTGGTATGGGAAGTTGACTTGTTCCTGAAGGAAGACGGTTCGTACTACGACTGGGTGAAGATTGATCTGGAAGTCGGTAAGGGTAATGAGAACATGCCACTACCCCCGCTGCCTCTGAATCTGTCTGACATCATCGCAGCTCCGTATGGTCAGCGCACTGAAGCCGAGGAAGCGACTGTTTCCAATCTGTACTCCACGATCTTCGTAACCCGTAATCCTGGCGCTACACCTCTGTCGACTCAACCGACTCCGGCATTCGATCAGTCCAAGGTTGCAGAAGATGGCACTCCTGCTGAAGGTACTCCTGCTGACAGCAATGGTACTGGTGCCGCACCGGAAGGTGTCAATGATGTTGAAGTAGATCCGGCTGCTAAGGAAACTACTGAGGAACCCACCGCTGGTGAACCTCCTGCTGAAGAGAATGCACCTGATGCAGAAGAACCACCTGTTGGTGAACCTCCGGAAGAAGCTACTCCTCCGGCGGAAGATGAAGCACAACCTGAGACTCAACCTGAAGAAGTTACTGAACCTACCGCTGAAGCTCCTAAGGGACGTCAGCAACAGTTCACTGACGATCTGAAGCAAGCTCTCGGTCAAGACTAACTGAAAAGTTAAGGTCATAAAGCCCCACTGCCTAGGCAGTGGGGTCTATGACGTCAGCCGCCGTGTCCGTGCAACATCTCTCTCACAATCGATACCGTAGTAGCTACCTTGGGAATCGTCGAAAGTGCAAAACGATATTTACCAATGATGGCAGCTTTACGTAACTGCATGTACCGATATTTGGCGATGACTTGCCGGATACGATCTTCTACTAACTCATCTGACAATGCGTTAGCATCCTCGGCAGTTGCATTCGGCTTTTGTTCACATGCCAGCATCAGTCGGAAGGGAAGAACTTTACCCTGCTGCGCCTGAACTGCTTGCTGATAGGTGAATTCGAATACTTCTTGATCGAATGGATTGAAGATCTTATTGGTTTCATTCAGACGATCTACTTCTTCCTGATGCAGCCGTGCGTATTTCAGATGCAATGCACTAGCAATCATCTCAGGTGTGATCGATTCCAGCTTAGGGCCAGAAGTCCAACCACGACCATCGAAATAGATATCACCCAAACTAGCACGTTCCAAGGGAGGTGCAAAGGTCGAGTAATACTTAGGTAACTCCGCCAGTCGAGACTGAGTGATGGATTCAGTATAAATACCGATTCCCTCTTTCTCATTCAGGATCCTGTAGAGATGCAGAGTTACCATGTTGCTGTCTGATACTTCTGCTAATTGTGCTGACATGGTTTTCCTTAATGAAGATTACGCGCCCTTAGGAACCCATGCATATGTCAAGAAACGCCCAGGTGGACATGTTTCAGAATTATATCCACCGTCACCGAAGTCATAGGACTGCCACATGTTAGAGTAGATCGTAATCGATCCACCCGCTGGCACCTTATAAAGACCCTGAATGGACTTGTTATCAGAATCCGAACTTTGGGTGTTATATGCCAAACTGATCAAAGATCCATTGACATACGCTTCTTGACAGACGCCTTGATTACCTTGACCTGCCATGGTGTTAGAAACCACCACAGCTTTACTGTAGGGGTTAGTCCAACTCCACGATGAACGAGGTGTAGGGTTATCAGGGACCGTTGGATCTGGTCTACCTGGTGTTCCGCTGAACAAGTAAACCCACTGTCCATCTGAACCAGCAGATAAACGCTTAATAGCGTCTGCTAACTTCGCTTGGAATTCAGCAGTCGTGTAAGCATTGATCTGGCCAGGTGTAACTCCGTGTGGGTTGCTCTTGTTGCTATCGTGCGCGAGCATGGTGCTGATGATGCTATTACCCCGATTGGTGAACTCGGTGTAAAGCGCTGACAGAATGGCGTCTGTTTCCTGTTTGGTGTAGACGTTAATCTGACCTGCATACAGTTGGTGAGGATTGTTAAAATCGGAAACGTGTTGTTGGAGTAAGAGCTTCAACGCGGCGTTATGATCTAACTGAGACTGATACTCTCGATCCAAGTCGGCACGGATCTTGTCGTAAGTTGCTTGACGACCCTGAGCCATACCCGCCATCACCCCGTCAAGCTGACGAGTGATGTATTCCCAACCGTACGTGTCATCAGTATCATGCTGGTGAGGTCCAGGGTTCAAGAACCAAGGACGTGCAACTAAATCTTCGTACTTCACTGGACGGTCATCTAAGTCCATCGCATCTAAAGCTGCGAAGATGTTCTTGCGGTTGTTACTGTAACCACCACCTAAGGCTTGGTAGTCTAAGATGATGTTGTTCGACACTGTCGTGTTGTAGATCACAATGGATGCACAGATCTCCTTACCATACTCCCGCGTAGGAATGGGATAGAGATCTGCTGGGGAGTAATCTACTCCCTTCTGGAGAACGTATCCAGTTGCAGCATCAGTGATCTTCAACGACTCTGTGAAGAAAGCCCCAAAGTCAGGCACAGCGGTCCGTACTTGACGATTGACCAATGTCTGTGCCTCGCCTACGATCTTATTACTGGAGGCTTTACCAGTACGATCGAGTGGTTTTCTGAAGTCAGCCATGAAGATCCTCGTTAAGCTGTCGGTACAAACCGCAGGCCATAGATGGTACCAGAACCACCAGATGGAGTACCGGTATAGATCGTAATCGTTCCACGACCAGGGACCATGATGTAAGTCTGTACGGATTTAATCCAGTTGGTGTGTTGATTCGTGGCGTCGGCGATCAAAACGCCATTCACATACATCTGGTTACCCACACGACCAGCACCATTGGAGTTGGTAAACGAGTAGAAAACGGCTTGGTTAAAGTCATTGTAATGCGACCAACCACCAGTATAGGAATTGACTAACAGCTGCCAATACCCATTCTCACCAGTCGGAGTTTGACTAACAAGCTGTTGCAAGCGTGCGTCCAGTTGTTCTTTGGTCCACATCTGCAACATCGCAGCGGTAATTCCGTGAGGGTTATCTCTGCGTGCAACGTGAGCTGCTAGATTGGCCTCAATTACTAATGCACGGTTATTGAACTCGTTGTACAACTGGTCACGGAATTGGTTCAATTCTGTCTTGGTGTAGACATTTAACTGATCCGGAGTAACCGAGTGAGGATTCTGGTCGTTATCAATGTGGTTGGTCAGTCGACTTTCGGTGCCGTTTTGCTGAGCACCTAAGACACTGAACATGGCATCGATATACGCGTACAGATCGACTTGGGCTTCAGGGAAACCGTTAATCAAGATCTGACGAATCCGTGCAATGGCATGCTCCTGATATTCGAAACCAATACGGTTGTCATTACGAGCCATATAGTGAGTTGGAGGATACTGCGATGCTTTAACTGGTGTTAAGAGAGGTCCCCATTTCCAGTCATGCTGACCAGCAGCTGCGATGTTTTGCATTTGGGTGACGACTTGAGATTCAGGCACTTCGTAGAAGTCACCTAATACTTGGTACGTCAACATCACGTCTTTGGTCACAGCAGGGTTCTTGATCACTACGATGTTGCAGATTTCCTTGTTATACAAACCAGAGGGAAGTTCTGCCACATCAGACGGATAATAATCAACACCCTTCACCAGCTCACGGTTGTTATTACCCAGATCGATTAACTTCATCGACTCAGTAAAGAAAGAACCGAAGTTCGGCGCGAACAGGCGCATCGGACCATCAGCTAACACATGTGATTCATTGCGAATCAGATTAGTTGGATTCACCCCTGTGGTGTCCAACGCGTACGTATAACTCATTGGCTACCTCGTTAAGAAGACTTGGGGCTGAAACGGTAAACCAGAGGACGACATGCTTGTCCATTAGCGTTACAATCCACGTAAATCGATCCACCTGCCGGAACCCACACTGCACCTTGCGTACGTTTTGGATCTCGATAAACCAGAGTCTGTGCATCGGTGATCAAAGTACCATTAACGTAAATGCGCTGCGCCGTACCACGGTCACTGGTCGACATAGATGTCACCGAGTAGAAGCAAGCCACAGCAAACGGGTTAGTTTCACCCCATGCCGTGGTATAGTCCCCGTAGCGATATTCATACTGACCATCAGCACCACTTGGGTTAGCAGCAACTGCAGCTTGAATAGCAGCTTCCATCTGTGCAGCTGTCATCGAACCGATGTTAGCTGCAGTGTCGTTGTGAGGATTGACCGCATTGATGTGCGTATTCACTCGGTTCTGTGCATTGATCATCAACTGATCAAGGTCTGCATGCATCGAATTCAGAAGGTCATCCACCTTTTGACGGATGTATGCATTGATTTGTTCGGCAGTGACTCGGTGCGGGTTCGACTTGTCATTTAAGTGTGCGGTCACTAAAGCATCCAGATCATCAGCACGACTCTTGATGTCAGCACCATACTCATCCGCCTTACGATAAATGTCATCCAACTCTAATGTTGCTTTGATCTCAATCGCTTGACGGATACGGTCCGTGCGATAGACAGCTTCATTGAAGTTATAGATGTCACCGATATCGTGCGTGTGTTTGGTCGGTTCGAATTCTGTGGGTAAGTCCTTGATGTTCGGCCAGTAAACCTGACGGGCATCTAACGAGGTCGATGCAATCAATTGCTCAATTGCATTGATCTGAGAACTATATTCATCACCACCTACGGTCTGATACGTCACCAGTACGCGATCTGATACAGTCGGCTCAGTGATGACAATCATCCCATGGACTTCCATACCAGTGCGCTTAACAGCTGATGCATTCAAACACGTGAAGGAGTAATGCACACCACGTTTTAATTCCTCATTGGTCGCGGCATCCACAACCTTTACTGATTTACTATAGAAACAGCCATGGCGAATAGCAATGGAACGCTTCGATTTGTAGACCAGGGTGTAAAGATCATTGATGACGAGATTATTGAGGCTTTTACCCGTTGGATCAAATGGGTAACGAGTCAATAATGGCATCATGTTTAAAATACTCCGGAGAAAACCCAGTGACAGATGCTACATTGTCACTGGGTCTTTGGAAGGTTACATCAGGTGGTCAATGCAGTAGTCAGATTATCAAATGCAGTTTGCATCGAAGTCATCATCTGGACAAACTGGGTAGAAGTCACAAACGACATCGGATTGATGTAGGTGATACCAGCCGGTTCAACAGTCTGTGCAGTCACGTTATCATCAGCCAGTGCGGACACACCCTTATTGATCTCGTTGACAGTGATGTAATTAGCTGCATTGCGAGTCTTGACGTACACGCTAACAGTTTTACCATCAGCCGATACCACCCAACCGATTTGGTCACGGGCAGCAACAGGATCTAAGGAGGTCGCTACTGCAAACGTGGCTGCATTAGCAGCATCATGAGCAGCACGTAAAGCGATGCGCACGTAGTACGATGCGCTGTTTGCATTATCTGCATCACAGAGACCAGAGACAATCCACACCAGATCAGTTACAGGGACGTAACTCAACGACGGGTCAGCTAAACGAGCAGTACCCAGTAAATGCCAGATATTACCAGAGCCATCACCGCCACCTGAGAACGAATAGTTCTTAGACACACCTGCGTTGGCAGCACCACCGAAACGAGAGTCCAGAGATGCCAAGAACTCAGTCATGGTCTGACCGTTAAACTTCTGACTGTTTGCAGCAGTACCTTGCAGTACGTAGGCGGCGTAATCGTCAAACGAGTAACCGTTGAAGTTGACAGAATTCTGAGCAGTACCTTGCAAGATGGCGTCTCGCAGTGTAGCGTAGGTCATGCCTTGCAGACGCACCGAGTCATAAGCCACTGCATCGGCTGACAACTTCTGTCCCAGCAAGTTATCAAGCTGAGCCTGGCTATAAGTACCGACATCAGCAGCCGTAGTACCATGTGGATTACGCGCAGCAGCGTGGGTATTGAACGGTGTGATGATGTTCTTCAACATCGCCTGCATCGTCGACAACGGAGACATCATGTAATCGTTGGACAGACCAGCCTCAGCAGCAGCTTGCGTTGCCATGGGGTTGTTCTGCACGTTACCCAGACCCACTTGTGCTTTGGTCACATTGTGGGGGTTACTCTTGTCAGCGATGTGGTCAGCTAAACCACCAGAACCTTGTTGGCGCAGTTGATCTGCGATATCACCCAGTTTAGCAGTGACGTCTTTCAGGCCAACTTGATCGATCAGATCCCAAACGTGGTCAATCACCGGGAATACCAGCGGAACACCAGTGACTTGTTCCCAACTCGTGATACGTGGGTTTTCCAGACGATCCGATAAGATCTCAGCAATATCTGCTTCTGACAGAGTCCAGCGACCACCAAGCGTCTGATAGCCCAGCGTCAGAGTACCCGACAGTTCGGTATTCAGGAATTGAATAGAACCATACACCGGTTTAGCTACACCGCGCGATGCGCCAATGTACCAGTAGCCGAGGTAATAGTCGACACCTTCAGTCAGGGGAACGATAACACCAGAAGTGTCACGGAAGGTAATGGTCAAGCTCTCCGCGTAGAAAGGAGCATAACGCGGAATTACGAGATTATAGTCGCGATAATTGACTGGCGTCACCACGCCAATTTCGCCTGTGATTTTATTAACCGGGTTAACGCCAGTAGCATCTTCCGGGTAATCGAATTCACTGGATGTGGTAGCCATTCGAAATGCTCCCTACAGGGGTTTAAAGAACTTAATGGTATAGACGGAAGTCGTTAGACTATACTATTTTACAAATTTAAAGGACGGATACCCTCATGTATCAGTTAGTAAAAGCCATTGGCAAGAACCTCGACGGTAGCCGTTGGGCGAGTGTAGAAATCGGTGATGTTCCGATGAAAACACTCTACAGTACTTACAAGTACCTTTGGGCTACCCTGTCCAACCCATTCATTGATCATCAAGTCGCATTGGACCTGATGCTTTTGATTGGTACCAACCGTTTTAATACCCAGACGTTCAATGAGTACTTGGCGTCACTGGGTAATTTAGCGTTACCTACTCAGGATACAATTCCAGAGATCAATCCTCAGTATGTACGCTATGCTGATGTATGGAAGGCAGGTTATTCGGTTCAACCCATCCACGACACAGCAGCCCCTGACTCGCCTTTACCTGTCTCAGAGAAGCATCACCTACATCTGACAAAGACGGGATTGACGTATTCAGACTTTTACGACTACTGCTTAGTTTCCATCAACGGAATGTATCACTACAGTGATGGTAACAACAGTGGTGTGTATGTCAAAGACGGTATGCGCTCCATCAATAAGGCGGGTCGTAACATGATTGGGATGACCTCGTTTAAGAACGTAGGTAAGATTCGTCTGATCCCGATTACGGATGACATGATCTTTAAACTGACGGATGACCAGCAATACTGTCACCAGATGTATTTAGATCTGAAAGAGGACTTCACTGGCAAACAAGTCTTTATTTGCATTGGTGGTTACTTACACATCAACGATAAGAACTTCATGCGCCAGTGGAATGATACCTGCTGGTATCTTAACTTCGATCGTTATCCGATTGTTGACCGGTACTTCCAGTCTAAGGATCTGATTGATTTATCGTCTCTTGATTTGTTTGTTCCTCCACGCAGTGAGTCCGCTGTGGAAATGGACGAACTATTAAGTGATGCAGCTATGCTGGCCATGATGAAGCTGTCTCAAACCTTTGTGGTGGTATTAGACACCCCTGAGTTCTTCTACGAGAAGCAATTCATCCGTGGTACCAAGATTCCTGGTCATTTCGTTTCAGCAGTCAATCCCATTTACCCGATGATCACTGATTTGGGTAAGCTGGCAAATTACTGGCCTCATCCGGATGATGGTCTCTTTAGTCTGACGACTCAGAACACCTTGCGTCATAACCGTGCGTATCGCACCACGAAGATGAAAGACTTACCGGTGGTGTCGGATCAGCGGCGTGCCAATGATCCGGTAAACCAATCTCGGGCTTTCTTCCAGGTCATGGGTAAGGACATGTAAAGGCATAAAGCCACGTCCCTAGGGACGTGGCGCTTATGTCCTCAGTTATCCCAAGTCACTGACTTACCATGGATCGTTCCCTGCGGAGCACTGATACCACCTTGAGCCACGGTGATGCTACCATTGAGTAACCGGAAGTCACCCGCCATGACAATGCTACCGCTACCACCAGAACCACCACCTGAGCCAGGATCGGCACGCATGTCACCATTCAACTGCAGCGCGCCATTCTCGGTGAAGTTACCGGTATGGGTCGTTGTCGACTTAATGGAGTTGGTTGTAGACGTCAGGCTGCTGTTTTTGGTCTCCCAAGTGATAGAGTCGGTCGCTACAAGTTTGTAAGTCTTGCTATTGATAACGATATTCTCAGGGATATTAATTAACAGGTTCTTACGGTCCATATCAAACGTACTACCATCTGCATTGGCCATGTAGATACGGTTGTTCCTAGAGTCGATCATGTGCTGATTACCTACACCATCCTCATACACCAGCCGACCATTCATGGTGTCTAATACGAGATCATGCGTGGTAAATTCACCATTCGCTTTGGATGTATGTAAATAGAGGTGTCCCTTATGAGTAGAGACTTCTAAGAAGTACATGTTATCAGCCATGTTATCAGCTGTTAATTCAACAGCATCATCTGGTTGACCACTCCACGCATAGACAACTGTCTCTAAACGGCGTAAGTTAAGATCTTGTTTATAGGTTACCCAGAAGTAACCTTTATCGGCATCTTCATCAGCGTACCGATATAGCACCACAATCTCACCACGACGCACGTCAGGGGCTGTCATCTGGTTAGGGCTACCCAGACCCATCCATTTCGCTTTGATGGTGTTAGCGGTGTTTGCTTGCGTCTGATAAGGCACACCTTGACCATCGGTACCTTCAGTAACTTTCTGATCCATGCTATCGGTCAGCTGTCCTGACAACATCGATAGATCTTCAAACGGCGAGACTTCAATGATGGTACTGTTAGTAGGCTTGTTGGCAGCCACGATACCCATCGAATACATCACAAGCTTAGATTTGGTTGCCGATTCATCAGCCATCACAGACTCACTATTGAAAAAATTGACTAACCTCGTCAATTAGATGTTAAACAAGAGGGAATTGCCCATGCGTTATTTGTCCATTAGCTTAACGAAGTATAAGCGCATTCAGTTGGATGCTAACACACGGATCTTTATTCGGTTCGATAATACCACTCAGATCATTCTGGGCACCAACGGCAGCGGTAAATCTTCGATTGTAGCGGAACTCACACCATTGCCATCGAATAAGAAACACTACCTAGATGGTGGTGGTAAGGTTGTTGTTGCTGAACATAACAATAACCAGTATCAGTTCTCCAGTATGAAAGATGGAGACTCCATGCGTCACAGCTTTGTGAAGAATGGTGTTGAATTGAATCCAGGCGGTACTGCACCTGTACAGACCAAGCTGGCATATCAAGAGTTTTACATCACTCCTGATACACATCTGCTTTCTTTGTCTAAACTGAAGTTCACAGACATGTCAGCAACGGATCGCCGTCAGTGGTTTACACGGATGGCAGATGCTAACTTTGACTTTGCACTTAGTTTGTACGGTAAGCTTAAAGGACGTGCTAATGTGGTGTACGGTTCCTTAAAGCGTACTCGTGAACGACTGGTGTCTGAAGTCAATAAGCAATTAAAGCCTGAAGACCGTGCACAGTTAAAGAAAGAAGTTGCTGAACTCCATGATGCATTGACCTTGCTACTGGAGAATCGCTCTCCCATTACCAAACCGATTGTGGATTGCGAACGCGATCTGCAATATGCCGTCAATGAACTAAACCAGATGAGTCAACGGTTGTTTACGTTGAAGTTCGAAGCACCTTATGGCACCAACGCATTGATGCAACCCATGAGAGATGACTGGGGTGTATTGCGTCCTGTGCATTACAACAGCATTTCTGAAGTTGATGAAGCTATCCAGCGCTTCAATCAAGAGATCGCGGTTTGTACGGCACTTCAGAACGAGGCATTCCTTCAGAATAACAAACTGAAAGAAGCACGCGATATTCTGGAGAAGACTGGTACTGAAGGTAAGGAAGTCTTAGAAATGAAGTTGGAGGTATTGCGTACCGCACGGGATGCTACGCGCAATAGCTCTAAACTGAAGTTCGTCTTCACTGATCCTTTAGCTGCTAGTTCATCGTACACGGCTATTGAACCAGTTTTAAAAGAAGTCTTTGAGAACATTCCCATCAATGACAATCGTCAGTTCACAGGAGCAGGACGTGATGAGATGGTTAAACGACATGCTGATCTGAAAGAGGCAAGTCGTCAATTACAGTTAGAATCCAATCGTGCAACTTCACAAAAGGAGCACATGGAGTCTCACCGTAATAACAAACATCTGACATGTCCTAAGTGCTCTCACACTTGGTCCGATGGCTACGATGAGAATCGTTACCAAGAACTGGTTAAGAAGATCGAAGATCTGATTGTTAAATACGCTGACAACGAAAAGCAGTTAAAGCAGGTAGAGAAAGACTTGGAAGAGTGGCAAGCTTATTCAGCACTCTATCGACAGTACATGCAGGTTGTCAACAGTACACCAGTGTTAAGGCCATTCTGGGATTACTTGTCAGATAAACAAACCATCACCCACTACCCACGCACTGGCGTCAATGAACTGTATCATCTTGATAACACCATCAAGGCCGAAGTTGAAGCAGCTAAGATTGATCGTGAAATCGACGAAGTGGTTAAGTTAATTGCAGCTAAGATTGAGATGGGGGACCAAAGCTTAACTGAGGTCGTAAGTCAAATGGCTAGTTTAGAGGTGAAGATTGAATCTCTAACAAACCAAATGGCTGAACTGACTAATGCGGTTGCCAAACATCAACAGTATCGTCGTCAGTTAGCACAGAGTGCTGAACTTGCTGTGCGTATTGAACAGCAGTTGACTAAGGTTGAAGACATTCGTACTGAAACCGTTGAAATGATCCGACGCGATACACTGAACCATTGTATTCGTCAGCTGCAATCTAATCTGTCGACTAAAGAGGAAACTCTGAAGTCTATGGAAATGCAAGCAGTACTGATCGCAGACTTAGAAAACCAAATCCAAGTCTTAACGGTAGAAGACGAAGCTGTCAAGAACTTAGTCCGAGAACTGTCACCTACGGATGGTTTGATTGCTGAAGGCTTGTTGGGCTTTATTGCAGATTTTACAAAGAAGATGAATGGTTTGATCAAAGAGATTTGGTCTTATCCATTAGTCATTCATACCTGCCAACCTAATGAACAAGGGGAAGCAGAGTTAGACTTCAAATTCCCTATGTCTGTTAACCGTCGTGATAACGTGGTGGACGATGTATCCTTAGGTAGTACAGGGATTGTGCAAGTCATTGACTTAGCTTTTAAGATCGTAGCTCAACATTGCTTAAAGCAAGAAAACTTCCCGTTGATCTTGGATGAGTTTGGTACTGGCTTTGATGAAGTCCATCGCATTGAAGCGGGTAAGGCAATTGGTCGATTGATTGAGCATCACAACTTCAGTCAGTTGTTCATGATCTCACACTACTCAGCCAGTTACGGCACATTACCGCATGCACAGATCTGTGTCTTACATGCAGGTAACATAACCGTACCTGAGAAGTACAACGAACACGTAGTCTTTGAGTGATGTACCAGCAGGGGTGGCTCCCTGCTGGCTTTTATAACCTTTGCAAAGGAATGTATAAATGGCCAGTGAACATAAAGAACCAGAGTTTATCGTATCGCTGCGTAAACTGGGTGAAACCATGGGTACCATGCAGCGTCAGATCAATGAAGCACTGACGTTGTTTCAGCAATATGCCGACAACATCAATACCCCTGCTGAAGAGAAGCTGATGCCGACTCTGGCATGTGATATCATCGACTCTTCACTACCTGTGAAGAAACCCACCGAATACACTCAGGAACAACTGGATGAGCGTAACCGTATCACCAGTGAACCGACTGTGACTGTTCCTCTGGCTGGTTACAACGAGGAGATCCTTGCTAAAGGACGTCCGACGGTTGCTGAACAACCCGGTGTGAATCAAAAGCAACTTTACAAAGCTGCACGTGGGTATATTCCCAGTGACGCAGCTGCCAATCCGATTCCGGAATACAAGCCACAGAACGATCCTCTGAAGAAGGGTGATCCGAATGCACTGCCGGAGTCTCTGCACAATCGCCTGATGGTGCCTCTGGGTACATTCCTGAATCGCTTCGTAAGGGGTGAGAATGCCAATTCAGTGATGTTGCGGATGGATAAGTTCCATGCTGCTGAGTTTCTGACATTCATACAGAAGATCAATGAATGGGTCGGTGGTCATAGCCTGTACGCTAAGAATGGGGTTGACAACATTCCGATCTTGGCACGGAGTTATATCGACATTGGTAAGTTGCTGTACATCCTGACCTCGTCTGCCGATAGTCTTTCGCGCACCATTAACGCCAGTCGTCCTCAACTGCCGCCCAATATCAATGAAGGTATTGTGGCATACATTGTCGGCCGTGCTTGGCTGCAAGGTGGTAGTATCAATTATCCGGACAATGCACCAGCTGAATTCCGGATCGCTGCTGAAGCAACTGAGAACATCCTGCTTAAGTCCGAGACGGTCGGTAGCACGTTCACAGAAATGGTCAAGGATGGTCACGGATGGCTGTCGAGAGTTGTTCGCAATTTCTTCGGTCCTCGTTATGCGCGTGAGTTCAACCTCATGCTCAATAAGCCATGGGAACACATCCATGAGATCCATCTGGTGATGGAGTCAGTTTCTTGGTTGTATGTTTTGTCTGATTTCTACATCAAACAAATCTACAGCGAGAAGAAGGTGACTGATCGCGCCAATCTGGAAGAACGGATCGAGAGGGTTTATCTTTCTCTGATCGAGAAGTTCCCCAATATCCGACGCGACATCTTTGTACCTGAAGCGCACGGTGTATCACCCACAGCCGATATCGATCACCCCCATGTAGCTCAGTTCTATCAACAAGCGAGTGAATTCGTGAAGATCATTCAGCGTATTAATACTGAATTGAAATACCACGATGACGCAAGGTTGGTACATAACCTGACTAAGTGGATCACCCTCATCTTGCTGGGTCAACTCGCTCCTCGCATCAGTGGCGTTCGGCAAACTGCACTCGATACTGCATGGCGTCAACTGCAGAATCTGGCGCACGTCAATGACGCACTGCGTCAAGAGATCTTCAAGTACATTGTAGCTCAAGAAGGACACGGTGAACTGTCCTTGATGTCTCAAATGCTGCAATATCTGTTCAAGCCTTCAGACTCAATGAAGTATTTGGAGATGATGTCCCAGAACATGATTGAGATGGATACCATGGGTGATCTGGCTGAGGCTGCTGTCAACCTGGCTGATCTTTATACTTACACCATGGAGTATCGTGGGATCAATGAAGGTACCCGTGGTCCGATTGAAGAGTTGGGTGATGCACCTGAACCAGAGAAGCTGGATTCTGCAGAAGTAGCAGAAGTCGTCACACCAGATCTCGGTAGTTCGGTAGTTGGAGATGATGCTGTTGACAAGGCGCTTGACGTCCTGACAACGTTCCTGGGTAGTGGTAGGGGTGATGATTTCCGTAAGGCTATCGAAGCCCGTATCCAAGAACGTAAGGGTAAAGTTCAAAGTGCTGTTCAGCCTGCTGAACCAGTCGTGGAAAAAGAAGAGGCACCCAAGCCTATTTCGACATTCACTAATCCTCTCTATGACATCACTCGTCCTGACATCCTGAAAGAATTGTCTCTGACCTTCTCGGGTGAGATCTGCAACCAATACGTTGGTAAGGTTCGTCCTTCCAGTGTACGCAGTGGCTCGACCTTCCGTGTCCACAATGAAGATCTGATTACGCATTATCGTCAGATCAACAATGAATGGCCTGATGGGTTCTACAAGGATCAGGATACTGGCGACTATCAGTTCCTGTTGAAGTTGTCCGCAGATATCTACGTCATCATTCTGTTCCGTACTCAAGCTGAACTCGCCCAAGTTGTTCGGCTGAATGTCCAGAACAATGCAGTACCGTTCGATGAAGTCTATATCACGCTGATGACCCAGCTGGCGATGATCTCTGGCCGTTAAGTAGTAAAGTAAGGTCATAGACCCCACTGCCTAGGCAGTGGGGCTTTATGACGTTAGCCTTTAGCTATCAATGCTGCTTCTAAGACATTGACCTTAGTCTGCAGAGCGTCTGCTCTTGCTTTCTCAGTCAAATACTTCGTTGTGTCAGTCGTGTTGTCAGTCACACGCGCTAGACGGGTGGCTTCGAAGTTAGCATGGTCTTCTTGAGAAACAGAAGTCGGAGTAGAAACGAATACTTCCTTAACCTGTGCTTCAATACCAACCTTACTCATGACGAAGTCTTTGATCTGATCCATTAAGAGATCTAATGGCAGTGTGTCAGGAATGGCGCCTAAACGAACAGCGATCATCCCGATGCGGTAAGGAACCCCACCTTGATCGGGATAACCCAACACGTAACTGTTGGGAATGTAAACCACATTACCAGACGCATCCTGAAGAGACAGAATGCATACGTTGTCATTTGTGTCAGTAACGTACTTAGCGTTGCTGATACCTTTGGGTTCGTAAATGTCTTGGAATGGATTCTGACCGCTAGCTACTAAGTCAGACAGATACCGAATAGCGATGAGCTTGTAACTTGCTCCTACTATCAGATCTACACTGAATTCGTTACTGACTTTAAAGACGCCTTCTACGCCTAATCCAGGTACTACGTAGTTAGCCATGTCTTACCTCTTACGATGTGAAGTTAGACTTAGCTGCCACCAGATACTGGATGTTATCAACAGACAGTACCACAAACAGCAGGTTATTACGAATGACTTTGGAGTAACCCGTCGTCGGAGAATCATAGATCCCCATCCATTCTGCGTCCAGCACCATCTGCATTAACTTCAATGCAAAGTTCTGGGTCGGCTGACTCATACGAGCAAAGTCAGGCGAAGTCGAAGAGACGTTAATCAGATCAGGATAGTAGTCCCGTAACTCGAACTTGTTATCCTTATTCTCCGTGCCGCCTACGGTCAGAATATGCATGGATTTATAGGGGAAACCCATGGCATACCCGTGCTCATTAATATGAGCCTGATCGGAGACGTTCGTTGCATAGGTCTTAAGAACCTGCAACGATTCGGACAGGGGAGCTTGCGGATCGTGAACACCGGTCTGCGATGCGCGATCTTCGATCGAGTACAAGTCCCAGCGAGGCACCAGAATGAATTCAGTGCGACGGAAAAGGTCAGGAAGAATCTTGACCCATTCGTCACGCGTATGCGTACTGTGTGCCAGTACCCAATTCACCAACGCATCCTTGATGGAGTCGATGTTGTTACCTGCGTTACCATAGATCAAAACGCACCACAGACTCGGTACAACGTTCTGTGCGTTCTGTTGATCGTGGTAGTCGAAGGAGTCGATACGGATGACTGTTTCAGGTACACCGTTCTTGGCCAGTTGTGCTTTGGTAATCACTTCAGGTACAGTGATCGATTCCAGAGCAAGCTTGACTTCTTGACCAGTACGGAAGAAGTAATCGACGTCGTCGAAAGGCGGCACTACGAGAATCTCGTATTCGTCATAGTGCGTCTGGAAGTTCGAGTCGACGAACCAGAACTTGAACAGATTATCATCACGTGTAGTACCGTCATCTTTGAAGACGATCTTAGACTTCCAGGAGACCCATTCAGGCATCCAGATATTGCCATCTTGAACAATGGCACCACAACGGAAGTCTTCGGCTTCAGCGTCATACGTGGTGATGAGTTTTTGCAACAGTTCATCTGCGAAAACTTGACCACCGTGATTGATGGTGTTATCATAGATGAATTTGGTGATCTTCAGAGCTTGGGTACGGTAGGACTCTTGTGCCTCCACCAGCGTGTCGTCTTTCTTGGACAACATCGAGATGATGGTAATACGTGGGAATTGAGCGGCGTCTGAATACTCACCCACTTCACGACTGAAGGAGCGAGACAGATCCGAGATCTCACCCACAGTTGCAATCTGACCTGGGGTGTTCTTGATGAAGTCCGCGTGCGAACTGAATCCTTTAAATGCGTACATCTATTTCTCCCAGATGTTGGAAGGGTGTTAATAAGAACTGCTTGAGTATTTGTCAAGCCGCTGGTAAACTATAGGCATAAAATAACGCTAGAGGTGCGAGTGATGAGCATTGTTGCAATTTTCAAGACCTTGAGATGGATGTTTGACTTGTTCAAGCACATCTTCTTAGGTAACAAGTCGTTTTCGTATTACATGCGTGCTCGCCGTAAAGCCACATTGATGTTTATGCTTTTAATTGCCATGTCTTCACTGGTCTTAGGGCTGTCTGTTCAGAATGCTGAACTGCGCGCTAAAACTAAGGAGGCTGGCAAGCAACTGAATGAATGTGCACCTAACCGTGAGTGCGATAACAAACCACCACTGAAGAGTGGGGAGGTCAACACTGCACCTCCTCCCAAGAGAGACTCGTATGATTCGAGTGAACATTCGCGTTTTATGAATGAATACTTCGATGAAATCGAAAAGAACGAATCTAAAGGAAGAAAGTAATTGACATGAAGATGAATATCCATAGCTTCGCTAAAGTCATGTTTGTTTTGGTATTGAGCGGTTGTGCAATCAACAACACTTACTATCAGCAACAAGAACGTGATCCTAATCATTATCGCGCTGGGGATAAGTCTACCCGCGAACAGCAATCACGATCTACTCCTCCAGTAGGGGAGGTCAATCACGAAGTGAATAAGCCTCCTGTTGAAGAAAAACCCAAGACAACTAGACCGGTGCAAAAGCCTCAGACGGTTAAGTCCAGTTGTCCACCCTTCGTACTACCCAAGATACCGGAAGTACCACCACTTCCCAGAGACTCAGTTGAAGCCATTCGCACAAATACTGCAATGACGGATATTGAGCGACAAAAAGCTTTAGATGAAATCGAAAAGCAGCACATTATCGCTTTACGAGCTGATGCTAATAGCTTACGTAAAGACATTGCTGAAGCTTACGAGAAATACAAGAAAGCTTGTCACTGAATCTTTTTACACGACAGGCTCATCCTGTGTAAATCTAAAAGCTAGGAGCTAGTATGGAACAAGGCATGGTCTGCTACTGCGACGGTGGTTCTCGCAATGGCACCGCTAAAGGTGGAGCAGGTTGGGGAGGCTTTGGCATCCACGGTTATCTCTACAGGCTGGTAGAAGAAGTTAAGAAGGGTGCAGGGATGGCTGATTGGATCCCCTGCACTGATGGATACGTCACCAAGAAGGAATTTAAGGAAGGCACTAATAAGTTCACTGAAGTCGAAGTCGTCCATTATATCGACGGCGTGGGCTCCTTCGGCATGGATGTTACTAACAACTATGCAGAACTTCAGGCCGCCATTAATGCTCTACGGCATGCACAGCAATACGTGCTCAAGTCTGTTCTGATCGTCTCTGATAGCCGTTACGTCATTGACGGGATGAATGAGTACGTGGACAACTGGGCGTCTTATGGTTGGAAGAAACGCAATGGCGGTGAAATCGCCAATCTTGATGTATGGCAAGAGTTAGCCGCGCTACGAGACAACCTTGTCAACAATGGGGTCAAGATTGAATGGCGATGGGTCAAGGGGCACGATGAGGAGCGAGGGAATATCGGCAACACTATTGCTGATCGATATGCTACCATCGGAGTCATGTGTTCTAAGGGTGGTGAAGTACGTATCGAGATCGATACTACAGCTGCTCAAGGTTATTGGAAGAACGATGTGGATAAGCATCCGCTTATCTGTCACCGTCGTATGTACTTCAACACGGCTAAGGATGGAAACAAGCCGGGCGAGTACTACATTGGTGAGCATGGTGCTGACGATGAAATCTTGGGCACTCGTAAGAGTGATGGCTGTTATGGTATCGTACGCTTGAAAGTACCTGAACCAGTCGTGGAAACCGTGCTGGACCATGCTGTAAGGTCCGCTGGAAGCCTTGACAATATTATGGCAGTGAGGTTAGATAACCTTTTCCGTGTGGATACATATCAAGATATCCGCCGTCATGGACAGTTTGCTTTCATTCAGTCCAACAAGTACAACTTGTCGACGACGTGTATTGACGAGCAACCTCTCACCACAGAGTTCACTCGTCCGATGTTGGCCATGCGGGCCGTTGAGGCTATCGACGCTCTCGCTGACATTCTCAAGTTGTACCAAAGCCGTGATCCAAGTATTACCACCACTGACATAACCGATGTCTTCTACACTACGGAAACCAAGGTGAAGAAGAAAGAGGAAGTGAAAGAAACGCTTTTGAAACCTGAGTTCGGCGTAGGCTATACCGACGTAAAGGTAGAAGCTAATTTCAATGACGGAGTTAACGGACTGCGTCAGGCACCAGTTATTCTGGTATTGGGATTGGATTTACCTCATCGCAACTCTCTGAAGCAATTGGAATCGTATTCTCCCAAGGTGACGTTAGTTACATGGAGCGACGAAGTCAATACGTTCAGGTTTGCGACAGTGATCGAAGCGGGTGACGACTTGGGTATTTACGTTGGTCAGTATAGCAACTTGCGTTTGATTGCACCTCCAGCTACACTGACTGAGTCAGCAACTTAACCCATCCCGGAGCTTAACCCATGAACGCAATTCTACAGTTGTTCTCGGGTATGTTCGGCTTCTTCTTCAAGAGGTTGCCGCCACACACCCAGCGCGCGCTGTTCATGGCATCTTACGTGGTGCAAAGCTATCGTCGCAACCACGACGATGTCAAAGCAAAAGACGAAAAGGAGATCCTTAAGAAGTTGGATCGAATCTTCGACCTATGCAATGAAGGCAATGTCAACGTGATGCAAATGCCCGATCTCGTTTCTAAAGTGATCGTGAAGGGTGTGGTGATCTATGATGTCAACAAGCCAGTCTCGTCTGACGAGGCAACAGCCATGGCTCGTGATGTCACAGGTCAGGTACCCGAATGGCTTCGTTATGAAGGTATTGAGACCGACACGGCTCAGCTTTTACAACGCATGCCATCTGCGGCTTAACCGCAGTAATTGATCTAACGTCATAAATCCCTACCCCTCCCAGTGCATCGGGAAAGGGTAGGGGTCTTATGACCTTACGCGTCGAAACCAATCGACTTGACTTGCTTGGTCAGATCGTCCATTGCCACAGTCAGGCAGTTGGAGATGGCCAGGCTACGGAAGTGCACCACCGAGTAGAACTCCAGTTCCTTAGCCACTTGATAAGCACCGTCAGCAATAGCGCTAATGACTTGGGGACTGATGTTGTCGTTGATGGAACCATCAGCTTTGGCTTTGGACTTCAGAACGTCCACCAGCGCCATCACAGAAGCAATCGACTTCTTGATCTTCTGACGATCGATACCGTTGATGATGTCCGAGACTTCTAACATCGTCTTCAGAACATCGAACCAGTCTTGCTGGCGTGCGATTGCGTCCCCATACGACAGCATGGGATTGTGTTTACCGTGATCGAAGTTTGCTTCCATCGCAGTAGCAACAGCCAGACGAGCCTTCTCTAACGAGTTATAGTACACCATCTCGTCTTTGGTCGACAACCACATCTCCGGCGTGTTGACCAGAATAGCAATGTACTTGCTATAGTACGCCAGTGCTTCATTGATCTTCTCTTTGGAATGCAGTGCGGCTTCTTTCAGAGAAGTCAAGGTTTGCAAGTAAGTGCCTTTCTGACCTTCAGGAACCGGCACAGAGAAGTCAGACAGGCGGGAATAGGAGATCTTACCCATCAGGTCTAAGAACTTGCGCTGATCGCGCGAGAAGACGATAGGTTCATCCGACGGTGCATTGGATGCAAACGAGGAGAACAGCTGGGTAAAGATAGTCGGTACAAAAGCACGCATGGAGTCAGCCAAACCTTCGTTGGAGACTTTCATGTCGTTTTTCAGTTGCTTGCGGAAGAAATCAATGGTTTCCGATGGCTTGGTCATTTCAATACCTTCTCTTGGTATAGTAAGTAAAACTTCTTGATAACTCAAGAAGGCGTTAGAGTGGTGTACATAAAAATAAACTGAGAATGTGTATAGTTTGATCCAACCGTTTTTTCAACAACATCTACCATAAATGAGGCAGTAGACGATGTTAACACAACCTTTTGCTAAGGCTCCTCTCATCATGCCGATGATTAACATCGGCGCACTGCAAGATATTCCGACTGGTAAGTGGGAACGCGGTGCATATGGTGAATACATTCTGAATGGTGGCTTAGCTATCATTGAAGGCGTGACTGGCCGTCCGAACATGTTCAAGTCCACCTTCCAACGTTATCGCTCTTTGAGGGCATCTGCTCGTATTCCGCAATCTGTCGGATCGATCTTCGACACTGAAGTGAACATGCACGAAGGGCACCAGGCGCACTTTGCTGCTGGTATTCCCGAGTTCGAAGGCGAACAAGTGTTTGACACTGGTCGTTGGGTGATCTCCAACAAAGCGCAATACAGTGGTAACGAGTACTACGCTCTCCAGAAAGAATTCCTGGAAGGTAAGGTCAAGAATGCCAAGGATCACTCTGTGGTGCTCCCGCTTCTGGATCGTGACAGTGCTCCCATGAAGGTCATCATTCCGTCGTTCTCGAATATGGACTCCATCACTCAGTTTGACACTGATGAGATGATGCGTATCCAAAAAGACAACAACATTGATGATTCTTCCGGTAAGGTCATTTATGCCCTCGCTGGTCTGGCTAAGAAGCGTCTCTTGGACGAAGCACCTCGTCTGATGATTCGTTCGTCGAACTATCTGTCGATGACAGCACACCTGACCAAGAAGATTGAACTGGGTGGTGGTGGACCTGGTAAGTCGATGTTGCCGGATAAGCAGCTGAAGTTCCTGAAGGGTGATGACGTTATCAAGGGTGCTGGTCCTGGCTTCCTGACACTGACTCACAACCTGTGGTACATCTACAACACATCCCCGCTGATCAATCAGGCCGACAAGACTGTGCTGTATCCGAAGAATCGTGATGACGACCTGAATCTGGATACTGACTTAAATGAAGTCACCATGATCAACCTGCGTGGTAAGTCTGGTGTGTCTGGTCTGCCGGTGCGCGTTATCATCTCGCAGAAGAACGGTGTGATGCCTGAACTGTCGGAGTTCCGCTACCTGAAGGAAACGGGCAACTACGGCTTTGAAGGTAACAACACAACCTACAACAGTGTCTTCCTGCCGGAAGTCAAGATCATGCGTACGACTATTCGTTCATTGATTGAAGAGAACCCACTGCTGTGCCGTGCACTGAACATTCAAGCTGAGATGTGTCAGATGGATGAACTGTGGGATGCTGGTATGGGTCCGGATGTGCAACAGACACCGAAACAACTGTACGAGACTCTGAAGGCTAAGGGTTATAACTGGGAAGTCCTGCTGAAGACGCGTGGTTGGTATACTTACAACAACGATCAACACAAGGTGCCTTTCCTGTCGACCATGGACTTGCTCTGCATGACCCTGCCGGAAGATCATCCTTCGTACTACTTCCCGTTCTGGATGGATCCTGCAACTAAGGACATCAAGGCCGAATACCGTGAAAAGTACATGACAGAATGAGGTTACAATGACTGAAGTCACAGCAAAACAACTTTCTATTTACACTGGAAAGAACAATTCACCGGCACGCAATGTGATCGTGGAGCCGATAATCAACTTCACTGGAATGAAGATTGATAGTGAACTCTATCGTGCTGCTAATGCATTGCATTGCACGCTGAGATACCATGCCATCAAGGTTAGTGGTTTACGTGATGTGAAGATTCTGGATGTGACTGGTAAAGAAATTCTCCTTGCTGACTTTAGACCAGTGATGGAATTCGATGAAGTTGAAGGTGAGGCTATCTTCCGTATGTTCGATTACTTCCAACTGCTGAAGGTACGCCAGTTGCGAAAAATCGCAACTGAACAGGAAGCCAAGTTTACCTTCGACGTTGTATTCATCGAACCCGATCCCACCCACACAGTTGTGGTACGTGCCTGGAAGATTGCAAATGCCTATATCCGTGAACTGGGTGGTCCTGACGGCAAACGTGATCTGACAGCTGCACCTGATTATAAAAGAGTACAGATACGGCTTGATGGTGATTTCTACCGTGATGAAAACACGATGAAACAAGCCAAAGAGATTCTTAACGATGTGCGTTTGGTGTCTTCCAATCCACATAGCCGCACGCGGTTCGTTGAGAACATCTCAAAAGACGTAGTTGTTTCCGGGAAAAGCGATGGCAAAGATGCGGCAAACTGAAGAAGATCAAAAAGCCCTTGATCTGGGTCTGAGTGTAAACTTGGCCATAGCTTTAAGGAAACCCGAGGTTAAGGGCTTGACTACTCCTGTGTATAACACCAACGACACTGTCTTGGATATCCACGGTAAGCGAGTAGGTGTTATCTTCATGTCCCCTAATACAGTTGTTAAGAACGACAAAGGTGAATGCCTGTACGGCATTTCCTTTAATACCACTGAAGGTCGTCAAATTCAATATGTCGCACAAGAGACTGTTGAGAACGATGACGACTATGCATTGGTTAAATCACATAAACGTCGATAAGGATACATCATGTTCAATTCCAAAGATCTCGAAGCTGCAGACAGTCTGAAAGTATCTATGTTCACACCACCGGAACAAGAAGAAGGTCGTATCGGTGAAGCGGTGATGGACATCTTCGCAGTTAAGTCGAAGTTCAAGTTTAACCTGCATGACATCGTCATGCATTACAAGGGTGGTACGTATTACATTGTCGGTACTCCTGACGAATACGTGATCGAAGCCACTCGTGAACCAGCTTACGCCTATCTGATGGAAGATGGTCGCGTCTGCGTGCGTTCCCAAGCTGAAATGGAATCCAACCTCGAAGGTGGTGAAGTTCCTCGCTTTGCTCGCATCAACCCGCCTGGCATCGGTATCGTCGATTCGGCATGGATGAATAAGACTCGTGAATGGATTCAAGCCTATCACGAAAAGCTCGCCAAAATGGTCGTTACCGGCGAAGCCAGGACTACCCTCTGGCTGACATCGAAGCACGCTGCTTAAGAAACTGTCAGAAAACATCGTATATATTTCATGAGGGAAGCTACCATGAAGCTCGAAGATTTCACCCTTGGGGAATTAGAACGCCACAACAAGCTAGGTGAGGAAGCTGGGGAAGTGCTCAAGGCAATGATGAAGATGCATAACCACGGTAAACACACTGAAGCAGAAGGTATCGTCTATGACAACATTGGTGACTTTACCGATGAGATTGGTGACTTCCTCGCCGCTGTAGAAAAGATGATCAATCACGGTGACATCGATTACGTGCGGTTAATGCAGCGAGTGGCAAAGAAGGGAGCCACCATTACGAAGTTCTTGAAGCATCAGAACTCCGAACCTGTCTATAACTACTCTCTGACGCTACGTAGCGCTGCGAGTCTTAAACTGGATTGATTTACCATGAATCAAGAAACAACTACTGCCCCACAGGAAGAAGGGGTTCGTCCCTTGGCGGAGATCGTCACCAACATCCTGAAACAAGAAGGACATCCCAATCCCGAGGGTTGGATGCGATTCTTGGAAAATAATACTGGGAATCTGGATGTTATGCTCGAAGATGCAATGGTGCGCCGCGCCCTCTCCGCCATGTTAGTGGATGCGTCCGCTAATGGCGATGGTCTGAATACCATTGACGAACGTATGGCTGTTTTGACAACTGCTACCCGTCCTGAATGGATCCGTATCTTCCAACTGAGGGTTGCACCATGCGTGGTCAAAAACCAGCTGCCGCTGACCAAGCACTGATCGATGAAGACGGTGTAGTGATGGACCCTCGCTGGGTTACTGAATTGCAACGTCTTATCACTGGTGCAGGATTATCTCTGAGTGAACCAATACCGCATGAACTGATCATCGAATTCGATCAACGCATCATCGTCGCAGGAACCAGATACTTCGAGGACATCGGACTATTTGATTCTCTGATGGATGATGAAGCAGCTCTTTACAAGACTAAGGGCAGCTTCATGTTCATCTCCGGTGCAGCTAAAACCGGTGCAGATGCTCTGGTGATCGAGTGGTGCAAAAAGCGTGGTTACCCTTATGCCGTCTTCCCAGCTGACTGGGACGCCCATGGGAAATCCGCAGGATACGTGCGCAATGCTGAGATGGCCAAACATCTCACTAATCTGACCGTCTTCTGGGACGGGAAGTCTAACGGCACTAAACACATGATCGAATGTGCAGTGGAAAAGGGCGTACGTCCCCACAAGTACATCGTCGATATCCCACCACCGGAAGCCCGTGTACACTCTTATGGTGTCATGAATGCGAAGTCTGACCCACGTCCGGCTCACAGGGGCTTGTAATCAAGGATTAGTCCATGCCTGGTAATCGCGCTGCGGCAATGGCTGAACTGAAGAACGTCGTAGAGAAGATCCTGCCTGGGGGTGGGATCTTTGATATGTACCGTAATCGGTTAGAGCCAATGTCTGATGAAGAATTTGAACAATTCATTCATCGTCTTGAAACAGGTGAAGAACGACTTGCAGTTATCGCTCCTAACTTCAGTAAGGTGCGTCTGGAAGTAGAACGCAATCTGGCGATCGCTAAGGAGTGGGGACACAACTTCTTTGAATCGATTCGCATCGAGACTGATGATGATACACCACCTTATTACTCTAACGACAAGTATTTGGTGGTTCTCTTGCCGATCCGTCGGCAGGCACAGCTGTTGTCTAAAAAGATTTCGGTAGCGGAGGATAGCAACTCCATCGATATCTTCTCAGGCCAAGCTGTAGGTAGTAGTCGTGGTAGTAGCATCTCCTACCCAGAGTCGCAGATCCTTCGTGCATTAGGCTTGCCTGATAACCAAGAGGAACTGTTAAAGCTGCGTGGTGGTGACGTCGCAGGTAATGCTGCGTTGAATGCATCCATCTCTCGTACTGGTGGTGCATCCATGTCCGAAATCCGCAAGCTAGGTACAGAGGTCACATCAACACGTACATTGAGTGTATTGCTCACTTCGATGCACATCGGCAACACTCTGTAAGAAAGGCACACGCGCTATGGCTCAAGGCGAATTAGAGATAGAAGTGGATATGGGGTCATTGAACAGCATTTTTATCCAGGCTTACGAGCGTGAGATAAACATCTGGTCCGATGCAGCTGCTGCAGATATCGATCACTTCGTGAGAACGATGGTGATTGAATCGAGGCATGTGGCATTGATTACCACAAATGGGATTGAGGAGATCAGGAATGCTCTCTTCAAAGAGGAAGTGGTGAGTGACTTCATTCAATCATTGTCCTACCGATTCTTTGCTTACTGGGGTAAGAATAAAGTCGGTATCGGGCAATTATGTGAAGTACTGTCCGTCGCACTAACACAACCAACTGAAGAATCAGAGGCTGATGATAAGGATAATGAAGTACTGTTACCTCCTGAGTATAGCGACCGCTATCGCACTGAAGGTGACTTACTGAAGATCCTGAATCACAACCGTTGGTTTATTGTTATCTGCCTCATCAGGTTATTTGTGGAACACAAACGTGCACCGCGGGTTCAACAATCTGAAGAGGGAGAGGGATCAGCTGGTTAAGGGGGTAGGTCAGTTTGGGTCTGACCTACAAAGTTTAACTCCTCATTAAGAGGGTTCTAACATGTCGATCTCCAGTTCTGGAGGAATCTACACTGAGTTAGACGTACTGCTGGATACGCATCTGGCTACGTTATCACTCATAAGCCAGGACCTCTGCAATGAGGTCCTGCATTCCGGGGTTCATCACACGCGTAAGGAAGACGCTTATCCAGGCGTTGCCCATGCTGCGATGAAACAGAAGTACGAGCAACGGAATGAAGTCACATTGACTCAGTCGATGATGACTAATATCTTTATCGTGATTCGCCACCTGTTTAAAACGATTCTCGATGAAGAAGTAATGACGCCGTTCCACGGCAAACTGAAACTCTTCGTTAACGTTCATCCGTATTCGAACTTGTCCGACGAAGAACGCGACGCTTTGACTGTCGCGATCGCCCACAACATCGGTGGTGTGGCCGAGGTCGAGTTAATCGACATGGCAGTATCGGAACTTACTCCGACTCACTGCAAAGCGACTTATCGCTTCATGGTGATGTATGACTGGGGTACCTGGATGAATGTCCAGACGCCAGCTTTCCACCAGACTGCCATTCCGGAGGTCGCTGTTATTGCACCGGCAATATACCATGCGGGCTCCCCTACTGAAGATGAGATACAAGAAAGCTTCGTGGAGCTTAAAAAGCACTTTCCCGATGCTACTTCTTTATTTGACGCTTCTGAGAAGCTAAGTCAAATGCTCATCAATTTACATCTGATAGACGTCGCATTCTTTAGCGTCATATCAGAGTTTAGTCAAACCGTACATACCAGCACTCTCCCAGATATCGCGACCCTATTAGGGAATGCGATATCTGGTGAGGCTGCAATACCAACACGGTGAGGCTAGCGAGTATACCCAGTAGGGGGAGATGGAGATCTCCTCCTACATATATCTAAGGAGTTTTGTGACTCTTTCCTTAGACTGCTTGTTTGCGGTTCTTTTCGAAGGCTTCATGGGTCATGGTAGACGTACCGATATCGGTTTCACCTTCCACTAACTTCAAGTCTTCTAAGTCTTCCGGAAGCTTAGGATCCACAGGGTTAGGGTTATCTGGGATCTTGTACTTGGTGGTCGACGGAACGCTGTTCAAGATGTCGGCAATCATTGCATGGGTAGCTGCTTGATTGCGCGTTTGTGCTTCTTCGTTCTTTAAGCGACGCTTACTGATTTCCTGCTTATCCATGTCGGAGGCAGCTTTGAGCAAGTTAGTCACCACCTTAGGATCGTTGATCTGATCTAAGCTATGACGAGCGTGACGAATGATCTGACGACGCAAGGACTGCGTATAGTCATAGATCTCTTCTTCAGTTTGCTTACGGTCATCGGTTTCAGCATGCAGCGGTGCATAACTGATCATGTCAGGATCAGCAGCAGTGTTTAAAACATCGACTGGAATGTTCGCACTCATGATTTACCTCGAATAATCTTTATTTATATACTGGGGAGAAAAGTGAATTAACAAACTCCCCATATAGCGGTGAATTCGTCATAAGTATCTATTGTACTTGAGATACATATCACTAATCTGGTACAGGAAAATGTGTACCTTTAATCGGGTGTTCACTTGTAGGGAGACCTATGAAGTTGCTTAACAATTTCCTCTTTAAACGTAAGCTGAAGCTAGTGAATCGTTTACTAGAGGAGTATCAAAACTTCGATATCGCTTCAGGAAAGGAAGAAGGTCGTACTAAGCTCATCGGTAAAATGCTGCACGCAATCCCTGTAGATGCGTTCCACCTCTACAATGCGAAGCTGGGTGAAGCCTACATGGCACACACCGGAGTTCGTAGTCTGGATGCATTTAACCAGCTGCTCTATCGAGCCCATGTCACATTAAAGTCTAACATCGTTTTTCGTGATGACTGGTATGTGGAGTATGAACGGTACTACAAGAACGACGGTACCGAAGCAGTTGCACACCACCTAGCTTACCGGACTATCGATTCATTGATGGTCACAACTAACGGTAGTTATGGAAATCCTGTTGAGCTTGTTGCTCGCATGATTTTTCTGGGTACAGCTATTTGTGATTCGATTACTGTTGGGATCGAAAACAATAGTGAGTATGAAATCAATACTCAACGTACCTTAATCAAGTTGCTAACGGATCTGGGTAACCTGGCCGAGACATTGATCGAAATGGGTTACACCATCGGTCGATAAGCAACACTAATTCCCCCTAATCAATCTAATCAGGATGTGTCATGATCAAACGTGATAAGCCTAATACCGGTAAGACCAAGATCGCTTCTATCTTGGATGATGAGAATAAACGCAAGGACGACACCTATGGAGTAAATGGCGTTCTTGCTCGGTTGTTCCGCCAGATGTTGTTGGATCTGAACATCAATAAGCAAAAGTGGATGCATTTGATGGCAGATTTTATGCATGACCAGCGTAACAACATTCCGAACAACAAGTCTGACCACACCATGTTTCGCGGTAACTTGACTAAGGAACTCGGCCGTGAGCAGTTGACTTTCAAAAGTCTCTGCCGGGGATGCCGCTTCCTTGGCTTTCGCAGCATCGAGATTACGATCGCTGGGAAGCATGAAGATACGGGTGAGATCACTTACCACTCGACGATGGTGGACTTTGGTCCACGTCGCCGTATCAACGACTTTATGCGCGAAACAGAGCGTAATACCGAGGACGCTCAAGAAGAAGCTGAGTCCTCCAAAGACGACTGATGAAAACTAGAATAAGGAATAGCTGGAATCTCCATAGCTAACTTACTCGCGGAATAAACGTATGAAACATAAACAGCCTGCTAAGAAAGGTCCAGTTCGATTCAGACACGATACTGACGGTGTTGATCACATCAACGTGCACTACTACGCATCAAAGACTACTCTGGGTCGTGAACTCTCTCACTTCTCCAGGAAAGCTTTCAAGCATCCCCAGTATGGCCCATTCAATTCGTTGGAAGCCTTCTGGTGGTGGATTCGTGCTGAGACACCAGATGACCAGATTCGTCGTTGCAGCGCTGATAAGGCACGTTCGATGGGACGCGATTGGGAAAAGAAGCGTACCAAAGACAATGCTAGCGAGTTCGCTCGTGAAATCTTCATTGCTAATTGGCATCGTATCGACCAGAATCAAGGTCTGAAAGAGATGTTGATCGAATCGGACTTACCGTTCACTTACTACTACCTCCAAGGCAAAGAACCTGTGACGCAAATCGATGACAAGGATTCCGCATGGATGATCCAAGTCTTTGAGAACCTGCGGCGCATGTTCAAAGAAGGGGTTAGTTTGGATGAGAACGACCTCCCTGCATTTCTGAAGTAAACCAACCACTCCCTTCGGGGAGTGGAATTAACCTGTGCTCTTTTTTTTTTGATTTAGGATGTGACCATGGCTCAGAAACCACCGTCAAATATCCTGGCAG